TTAACTCTTTACCTAATCTAGTATTGATAGCTGATACATCACCTTGTACCTCTGTTTCAAATGCAGATAAAGTAGATTGTAATGTATCAATTTCAAGCTGTAAATGTCCGGCTGTATCTTTGTCAAGAATACCTTTAATCGTGTCGAACCACGTATCAAACTCTGTCTTTTCCTGGTTCATCCAGGTGTCGAACTTTAACTGATTTGTAACAATTACACCATTTATTCTAACAGCCAGTGAATCTGCATCAGTTTCCATTCTACCCCTAAACTCATTAAACCATGTAGAGAATTGAGAATATGCCTCGTCAAAATCAATCTGGTCAATCAAACCTGTAACTATTCCACATACTGTACTATCATACCTTTTATCTGTTATAGAGGATTGTGTAATTGATGTTACATTTGGTCCAACAGAAATTGTACATAACATAAGTTCGTACATTTCATTATTTCTGGTTGGTGTACTTACACCCTCGTGATAAACAGATTTAATTTCTCTGTTATTGAAGTTATACTGCAAACATATACAATCAACCCTAGAGTTTAATGTAGTATTTACATTTACTTCAAAAAACTTTTCTTCTGACAGGGTATACCAATAACCATTTATCATTGCATTACCTGCAGAAACCTTTACATGCATTGTTGGTGTTTTATCTGAGCTTTGCTTTACCTGTAAGCCTCCCTCAAATACACCATTACTAACCAATTTAGCAAAATATTCAGCAATTTGTTCTGCTGAGTACTCTCTGTCCCATTTATCATTTTGTTCATCGTATTCCGAATTGAAGAAACCAGAAGATTCTATACCCATTATGCACCTCCTATCATAGCATTGCTTTTATTTTTGAATAAATTGTAGGTACACCAGTTCCTATGGTTAATCTTATTTCGTAAGTATCGCTATAGGCAATTTCAACCTCTGATATACTTGCATTTACCATAACGTTTATATCTCTATCTACTATTGTAACTATATCACCAACTGTATAATCTACATCATACTCATACTGCGAACCATAATATCTTATGTTAGCCTCTAGTGTTTGAACCACTGCATTTTCAGATAGTTTTACAGACCCTCTATTTCTAAGTAACTCTTCGTAGTCATGCTGAGACATTTCTTCTACAGAACCACTATCATTTTCTGATTCTGATTGTAAGTCTCTCGCATCTATGTACATTTCTTTTCTTTGATAACCTGCCAATGTATCATTTCCTACTACTACCTTTGCCCTAACTTTTATATCTTTTTCTGTACTATCTTGAGCCTCTCCAACAACTAGAGCTACATTCTTCTCTGCCTCTGCATTATAGTTATAAGTAGATTGTAACACGTCATCTGTCTCTGTGTCAAATATAATTGGAAGTTGTACACCACTATTGTATGTTTTATCTACTGGCTGTAACACTCTAAAGATAAACTTAAGTGCTTTTATGTCAAAGTAAATCTCATAACCATACTTATAGTTTTCACAAATTTCATCTTCTCTATCTTTTACTGATTTACCTAATCTCTGTAATGTAACCACTGGACCAAACAAATTGGTATATGCACCTTGTTCCAACTCAAGATGCGATAGACGTCTTTTGCTATCAGTTACAGATATAAAATTTACATCTACCATATTATACATTACATAAGACAATGCTTTATTTGTATACTTATGTGTTGTGTACAAAATCCTATTAGCCAATATATATTCAAGGCTTCTACCTACAACTTTTATTTTTACAAATCCATTTTCATCCTTTTGTGGTTGTATACCTAAGATAAAATAACAATACCTACCAGTTGAACCTATACATATCATGTTGCCGACTTTACAATACTGAACATTTTCATTTGTTAACGGTACATACATCTCTAATGTGCCATAACCCTTAAACCTTTTTGTATATAGTACAGATGATGCATCGTTTACTTCTCCAATTAACGATATCGCTTCATCAGTTACTCTATATACAAATATTGATATTTCTGGTACTTCTAATAGCATTCTTGCACCTCTTCATACATGTCATTCAACTCTAATGTTACATCTAACAAATCAATTCCACTATCAGCATCATAGTGCATTACATTTCTGCCAACATCTAACATTATCCATGTAGATTCTATGTCTTTACTTACAAATTGGTTTGTCCTAACACCATTTATTATACCAGTTACTGACCTTTCTCCCCTGTTTGTATCAACTACAATTGTTTCACCAGGCTGTAACGTTTTGTTTATTTTTATAAACTTTTGTTTGCCTACATGCATTATAGTTGGGTTTGCTACACTTCCACCTCTGGCATGAAATGTTACCCTAAAACCTGTTGGTACATGTCCTGTATTATAAACCATAAATGTTGTTGTATTTATGATTCTACCAAATACCACATTTTCTTCTTTCTTTTTATGGAACGGAAAATGGAACATACCAACAACTTTAGATGGTTCATATACATTGTCCACCACCTTCTTAAAAAATGGATTTGGAGCTATTCCATCAACAACCCAATGACAAATAACATTGTTGTTTTCTTTTTCTTCTGTACCATACCTTATTGTTTTCTGACAATAAAAATCTAATGCATAAGATGAATAATACAATGTAATCAAATGAAACAAGTTAAAGAATCTGTTTAACTGCTTTTTCATTTCTGTCATTTCTGCATCGGTCGATGCAATAACCCATCCTTTAATCTCTACATCTCTAGTACCGAGTGTATGTCCTACAATTGTCACACCATACTGATTTATGTACTTATATTCCTGATGGGATGCCTCAATGACACCCCAATCAACGGAATCTAAAATATAATTTTCTGTATCAACCATGCTAAGTGGTAAATCGCTTTTTAATACATTATTTCTCAACTTTATGTCTTGCACCATTATGCACCTCCATTATTCAAACCCTTCAGCTAAATCTCTGGTAGTCTGTTTTAATAACCTAGAGGCTTGTACTTCATTGATTGGCTTAGGGCTATTGAATATAAATGTATTGTTGTTGTTTGTTGTACTGTTATTAACTCCATTTACATCACTACCCTTTTTACCATTCTGCTCCGTCTCTGTATTCTTACCACTTATTAAAACATTCAGTGCATTATTTTCACCATCATAAACATTATTTAACATACCCTTTGTAACATCAACAGCATCCTTAAGATTTTCTTTCATGTTTTCTGTTACACTATCTACATTTCTTGCTACCTCTCCAAACCATTCTGATACATCCTTAAATGCATCCTTTACCTGTTCACCTATATTCTTAACATTTGGGAATACGCCATCCATATTTGCATTTAATGAATTTATTCCACTATCTATTGACTTTTGCATTTCATTTGTAGCCTCAGGCATATGCTTAACAAATCCTTGAGCTATACCAAGTGGCATCCATTTACCTACCTGCCTCTCAAATACTCTGGATGGTGAATGGATATCAGCTGCTGCTCTTGCTGCTGCTACGGCTGCCTCGACGGCTGCTACAGCTGCTGAAATTATACTTCCTACATATGCATTTATACCTCTAACAATTCCCATATCCAACTGCATACCAATATTAAAGCCTTCTGAATTAACAGCTGACTCCTTAGATTTTACTCCACCTATAAGACTATTCTGTGAACTTGAACCAATTGTATTCATTGCTGAATTTAACTTAGGACTATTTGTATTTGCTCCACTTACAACATTATCAATAGCCTCATTACCAACCTGCTTATAGCCTGATGTATCTACCATATCAACATCTGCTGAAATAGCATTCTGTAAAATGCTTGTAGCTAATGGCATATCTGAAACAGTTTTTACTGCTTTTGTAATACCATCTTTCAATCCATCTACAACAGATTTGCTAACAGGATTAGCAACAGTCTTACCGAGTTTACTAAACTTTTGATTAGCCAATGTATCAGCAATAAAACTAAAATCAGAATTAGCTAAGTTCGTTTTAAGTGCATTCTTAAATGTTTTAGTGAAATTAGATGATGCATCTTTACCAGCCTTAATAGATGTTAGACCTATCTTAGCCATTGCATCATTATAATCCTTAAGTAAAACATCTACCTGTTTACCTGCTTCATCAATGTATGTCTTTATTTGTTCAGCATACTTATCTTTGTCTACTACCTTTAAAGCTGCATCTTGTGCCTCTTTATTTTTCTTTTCCCACAATTCAACATACTTGGATAACTGTTCATCTGTCATATCTAACAGATTGTTTATGCTACCAGCAGCTTTTGGTCCCATTGCAACAAGTTCATCAATCAAACCCTTAGGTAAACTACTAGAGAATAACCTATCAACTGTTGCATTCCAATTTGAAAGACCATCTACCTGTGTCTGTAAGTTGTTGTACAAATCTTCACCAGATACAGCCTCGTCTTGTGTAAATTCTTCAAATAAACCAGCCAATCCCATCAACGTATCTTTTGTAGATTGAATTGTATCGTTATATTCTTTTATTACACCCTGTATCTTTTCGTTTGTATCTTGTATTACATTTGCTAAACCATCACCTAAAGTCTTAAATGCTTCATCAGCACTATCAGCTAACTGCTTGTTAGCATCATTTATCTTTTTAGTAGCCTCGTTATAAGCCTTTGAGCCAACCAAACAATGTTTCTTTATGCCTTCCCAGTATTTTGCCTCTTCTGCTAAAGAAACCTCTCTCTGCTCTTTCATCTTTTCAAGATTAGCCTCGGCCTCTGTTATCATTTCGGCATACATCTTTACTCTTGCCTGCTTAATTTGTTCAGATGCTCTCTTGTATGCATCAGTTCCCTTCTTTAGGTGACTTCTGACTTTCTTCCAATACTCAACAATTTGCTTATTAGAATAATCATACAACTGCATCTCGTCATTAAGTTGGTCTTCGCAATACTGTAAATAAACATTTTGCAAATCTTTCAATGCTTGTTTCTGGTTCTTTAACTTTTTACTTAATTCTACCAAATGTGCTTTAGTTCTCTTAGTCTGCTCTTTACCAAGTTTCTTGGTTAACTTATTTTCAGCAGCCTCAATCATTTTGCTTGTCTTTGCTATTGATGCACTTATCGATGCGTACTGTTTATCGTATACTTTTTGAGTAGTACTTAAAACATTACTTACCAACATACCAGCTGCATCAATGGCTTTCTTAGCATTGTTTGTAATACCTTTAGCTACACCAAGAACAATGTTCAAACCAACCTGTTTCTCAAACACCCTAGATGGTGAATGAATACCAAGTGATTTCTTTACACTATTTACCATGTCACCAAAGAAACCTTTTACTTTTCCACTAAACCAACCGGCCATGGAAGAAATACCCTTCCATACACCCTTTACGATATTTGTACCAATACTTGATACAGTAGAAACAAGAGCCATAGCAGCTGTCTTAAAGTTTGTTACCAATGCTTTACCAGCCTGCTTGCCTTTGTTAACCATGTTAGTAACAAATTTTACAACCTTGGCAATTGCATTTCCTAAAATTCCACCTATCTTTCCAGGAAGTTGTTTTGCAAAACTAATAACACCATTTACAAAACCTTTACCTGCACTGATAGCATTCCTTGCCATGTTACTCACAAACTTTTTAGCAACTGAAATTACAAGGCTTACAACTTTACTTATTTTACTTGGTAATGATTTTACATGATTTATAATACCATTTACAAAACCAGTACCTAATTTAGCCGCATGTTTTACCATTGCAGAAACAAATGATACAATAGCATGTAATATTGTTCTGATAATAGCACCTATTTTATTAGGTAATGTTAAAAATGCAACAATAATTTTATTTACAAAATCACTTACAATTTTAGAAGCCGCATCCTTTACGGATTGTGCGAAATTCTTAACATTGTTTACAGCCTGCAATATAGCAACTTTTATATTCGTTGCCATTTTATCGAAAAATGAACCAATTGATTTTATTACACCAGATACCTTACTTGGTATTGATTTCATAAAATTAACAAAGCTATTAAAAGCTCCTACTATAGCATTTATTACACCTTTAGCTACATTAGCAAAACCATCTAATGACGTTGGTAACTTAGTACCAAATATATTGTTAATTACATCAAACAAACTAAAGATAGGTGTTAAGATAAACTTTAACATAGACTGGAACATGTTAACAACACCATCCAGTAACACTTTCAATGATTTCTTTATCTGTTCACCATCACCTGTGATAACTCCTTTTATTAGACCAATTACACCTGTAACTATCTCAACAATAGCCGTTACATGTTGTACTATAGAATCAATTACGGTTGTTATGGATGTAATCAATCCCTGCAAAATTGGTGCAAGTAATTTACTTAAACCATCCCATGCTGCTGCTATTACCTCAACTATATCCTTAAAGTGGAATCCCATTGAGTTTACAGCATCTACAATTTTATTGAGATACTTTTGCAGTTTAGAACCTAAATCCTTAAACTTACCAATAACCGTATTCCTAAACTCTTCATTCGTCCTCATCAAATGAACAAATGCTGCAACCAACAATGCAATAACGCCTACAACAATTGTAACTGGTGAAATCAAACCGGTAAGTATTGTACCTATTCCACTCATTGCTCCAGCAAATCCACCACCTGCAGCAGCAGAAGCAATTTGAAAAGTTGTAGCCAAAGTAGCAATACCTCTACTAATACCATTTATCAACGGTATAAAGAAAGTTATACCTCTTAAGGCATTTATTACAGCCCCAAACTTACCAAAAGCAGAAATAATCTTTCCAACAACCATTAAAACAGGACCAATTGCTGCAGCCATTAAAGCAAACTTAACAATCATAGCCTGTTGCTCCGGTCCCATTTCGTTGAACTTACGAACAAGGTCTGTTAAACCCTGAACAAAATCTCTAAGAGCACCATTTGCTAAATCAGATACAATCTGTTTAGTTGTACCTAAAGCTGACTTAAACAATGTCCAATCACCTTGTAAGTTATCAAGCTGAATTAAGGACATACCTTCAGCAGCTCCAAGCACTTCAAAAGACTTAGATGTTGTTACAACATCTTCTCCATATTGTTTAATTGCATCGGCGTAAGTCATTACCTCACCATTATGCAATACAAACGATGCTGAAGAATTATCAATAGAATTTGCTAAATCATCAAAGGAATCCTGTGATGCATTCATTAAAGCCAACATACCAGGAAGAGCTGTTGTACCAAATACCTGAACTGCATCAGATAATTTTTCCTGTTCTGTTACAGGTAACTTTCTACCGTACTCTTGCATGATTTCTTGTGTTGTTTTCAGAGTACCATCAGATTTTACCACCTCAATATCTAATTTACCAAAAATTCCTCTTAATTCTTCAATCTGCTGCCTTAATGGTTTGATTTTACCATGTGCATCTGCTGCAGACCAACCATACTTAGCCATTACACCCTTTGCTTTATCAAGTGGTGTTACCAACCTCTTTAAGCCCTGACGTAATGTTGTACCAGCCTGTGATGCTTTTACACCGGCATTAGCCATCAAACCAAGTGACAGTGATACATCTTCCATGCTATAACCATACGAACCAGCCACTGCAGAAACATACTTGAATGAATCACCGAGCATATCTACGTCTGTATTACTGTTGGCCATTGTAGATGCCATGATATCAGCCAATCTTGTAGCAATTGGGATTTCCTTATTGAAACCTCCTCTTACAATTTTTGCTGTTTCACCAGCCTGGTGACCAAAACCTGTAATAGCATCTGTAACAATATCAGATGTTGTAGCTAATTCTGTGTTACCTGCAGATGCCAAATGTAAGACACCAGGTATACCAGAAATCATTTCGTCAGCAGACCAACCTGCCAAGCCCATGTAATACAGTGCATCAGCTGATTCTTTAGCTGTGAATTTTGTATCATTACCCATTTTGATAGCGGTAGCTCTCAACGCATTAAATGCAGTTTCACTATCACTACCACCTTTTTTGTAAGAAACACCTAAATCTTCAGCTGCAGTAGAAAGTTTATCCATATCTGTTTTAGCTGCCATACTAACAGCTTTTACATCGGACATTGACTTATCAAAATCTGCACCTGATTTTACCGAAGCTACACCAAAACCTACAATTGGAGCTGTTATGCCGGCTGTTAAAACCTTACCGACACCAGTAAGCATCTGACCAGCTTTAGTTGCGGTATTAGATACATTATTAAAACCAGTATTCAATTTTCTAGCATCAGCCACTGCATAATCTATACCCCTCGCAAAACCTGTAGCATCAAGAGTAAGAAATGCAACAGCTGTACCTAAACCCATAGCCAAGCTTAACACCTCCTTCTTTTGTTATTATGAATTGTCAATCATTCTTGTATAACTACCGTTGTTATAGCCCATACTTTTATACAAATCTCGTGCACTCTTAAAGTGATTCTGTTTACTAGAATCTTCTTCAACCTTAAAGTTTGGCTCATTTTCTTCGTTCTGCATCATCACCTGAATATACGAACAAGCTTCATCAAAACAATATGCAGTGTATTCGTCCATTTCCTCAAATAGAGAACTTGGTCTACACTCATAAAGTTTTGACATAGCTATAACAGATAGAATTTTATCACTGCTTACGAAACTGTCTTAAACCATTTACACCTCTTTGAGAATAAGCAAAGATTGCCATAAGCTGCTCATCAGTCAGCTCAATGCCATTATCCTGGATTTCCTTGTAGGTTGGCTCTAATAAAGACGCATCACAAATGATATCAATTACATCCATCATATCTTCAAGTGTATTTCCATTTACTCCAACTGTAGATGTTCCATTATTGAACAGCTCTGTAGCCTCATTCAAAAGTGTGTTAGGAATCTTTCCCTTTCTAACTAATGAAAGTAATGATGGTCTACGCATTCTTACAATAAAATCTTCACCATCAATGAAACCTGGTAAACTTACAACCTCACCGAGTGACTGTCTTTTAAGGGCTGAAATACTTGTCACATTTAACGGTTTGCTAAGTGTATCATCTACACGCTTTGCAAAATCAGCAAGAGATACAACACCTGTGTCCTGCTTAGGCTCTGCCTGTGACTCTGCAGCTACAGAATCAATCTGTTCCTGTGTTAAACCCATTGCAATTAACTCACTCTCTGTATATGTTCTACTCATTATTATAAACCTCCAAATATAAAGCTTGCCCAGGCAGAATATCTGCCTGAGCTTTATAAAATTACTACGTTTCTAAAAATTCAATTAAGATGCAGCTGCTGTAATAACAATATTACCAGTTACACTAGCAATAGAGATTACTCCACTTGTAGCAACTACACTAGTAACATCTGCTCCACCCATAGTTACAGTTACATTACCGAGTGTATGTCCACTTTCAGCTGTGATGGTTGCATTGTAAGCATTACCATGAACAATGCTTGTAGCATCATTTGATGTTGTAGCATTTGTAAGTTTGTTGGTAATTGTGTAGGTGTTGATAGTTGCTGATGCTGCAAGTGTAATATCACCAGTTACAGGTGAGATATTTACATTGCCTGTTGCTGCATCATAAGCTCCACTTGTGATATTTGTGCCACCCATAGATACTGAAACTTTGTCAACAGTATAACCTTCGTTAGCTGTTAACTTTGTAACATATGCACCTCTGTCCTCAATGGAAACAGCTGAGTTACTAGATACAACATTTGAAAGGCTGCTTGTGATTGTATGAAGTACAACCTCTTTACCAGGACCTTCTGTATTGTACTCACCAATAAGTACAGGAAGTGAAGGAACTGTTGAAATTTCATACGGTGCCTCACCAGTGTTTGGTGCAGAGTTGATTTTGTACTCTGGAGCACGGAATGTTCCATCCTCTGAGTTGAAAGCAACAGGTACACCCTGACAGTTAGGATAATGTGTCTTTTCATATCCTGTAATTACACCAGCTGCATTGTAGATAGCTGAATATGCATTCAGACCAAATACCTCGCCCTTATCGTTGGAACCTGCAAGAGGCGGTGTGTACTTAGCAAAGCCAAAGTCTGTAGGCTGTGTAGTAATGTCTGTATGTGTAGCATCTGTGTAGTAGTAGATTGTACCACCCTGAAGTGTCTTTACAAGCTCTGGAATAAATACATTATCATGCAATGTAATCTGATGACCTGTAATTGTTACCTCCTGCGGTTTCTGAGCTCTAAGTCTGCCCTTAACAACAAGCCTTACGGCATCCTGCTCCTCTGTCTGTACTTCCACCTCAATCTGGTTTGCAGTATCGAAACCATACTCACCAGCCGGTGTTTCAATCGTAACCAGGTTTACATCAATTGTAGGAATCTGGTTCTTTGCGTTTGTAACGTTATTCGTTGGCATTGATTTTCCTCCTTTATTAAAGTTTTATGTAACATTCATACTCTATTGCCTGTTGATGTGCCTTTAATACATCGTCATAAGCAGATGGTTGTATCTGACCGTAGTCTCGCATCATTGGATACAGGTCTTTCATTGATTTTTTAACGGCCATAACCATTGAATCCAGTTTACTGTACTCTTTCTTTGGTACACAGACAATTATCGAATACTGTTGTCTAAAAGAGCTTACATTCAAATGCTTATATCCACCATCATTCTTTACAACGACATAGGGCTTTGTGCACTCTCCCTCTTTTTGCGCCGGTGAATAAACATCAAATCCATGTCGTTGTAAACACTTATATATATCCATCCACCTAGTGTCTTCGTACTCAAATGTCTGTGGGTCTATAGCCATATTTCTCCTCACTCTACATTTACATTATCTAAAATTGAACTCCATTTATATTGTTGAAAATGGAACCCAATTCGTTAACTACCCTACCACTGAAATACATCATGGTTGGCTCAATTATAGCAAATCTCTTACCCATTGAGTTCTCCAAATAGTAACCATACCAAACATCTGGGCCATGGGACAATTGTATATTTTGAATCCAACCTTGTTTTGAGGCTGTAACAGTTGTATGTAATCCCATCTCTGCATTACCAGTCCTATTCTTCCATGGATGATTACGCTTAGCATACTGTTCCATTTCTCTACCTGTAATTGATGCATAAGAGGAAATTGCACCTTGTGCCTTAGCACTGTACACTCGCAACTTTAATGTATCTACTGGGTCACCCTTAAACTTTATGTCTACTCTCAACTTCACCAACTCCTTCGAAAGATATGTCGACTGCTATATTTAGCTCTTGGTAGTTCCTTATACCTGTACAGATATACTTGTCCTTACCAAAATAACATACATCACCTACATTTACATGCATATACTTTTCTTCGCCTTCGTTATCGCTGAAAAATACATCATCAAATAAACATAGAATCTGTGGTGTCTTTTTATTTCTACCGACACCAATCTCTTCGCCAGTAGTATAAACGTAAGTATCAAGTGTATGCGGATTATACTCATGGTACAATCCTTTTACTTTCAAAACCTCTTCAAGCTCACCAGTTGGTTCGCCAAAGTCATTTAAGACATCCCTGTAAATAGTACACTCTGTACCGCTCCTCTTTATTTCTCTTTTAATCTTATACAACTCCATCTTAAAATTCAAAGACATACTTAATCACCTCCAAGAATACCTGAATTATACCTCCTATACCTTGAAGCGAGTCTTTTGAAATAGCTTGATGTATCTTGGGTTGTCATACCAGAAAGCGATAGCGAGGAATCTTCTGATTTCAATATAAGCAACTCATAAATAGTTGCATTTACATCTCCACCATTCTTTTCAAGATAATAACCTATTTGTTCGTTTGGATTATCAAAGTAGGGCATCTGCTCCTCTCTGATTTCCATATAAACTTTTTCAATGTCAGTCATTACTCACCCATTTCAGCCATTGACTCTGCATCTAATGCAGACTTAATAATCTGCCTTGCCTGCTTTAAGCTCTTAGCCTCTGATACATCATATCCCTTTGCAGCTGCAAACTCCTTAATTTCATCCTGGTTCCACTGTGAAATTGGCTTTGACAAAAGTTCATCAAAATAACTATCACCTGTGGAATCAACCGGCTCATCTTCAAACTTGTCATTTTCAACATTATCTACATGCTTTAAGTCTGGAGTACCAGTAACTGGTCTAAAGCCCATATTCTTGTATACACCTACAGCTCCTTCAGGAACAGTAAATGTTTCAACTCCATTTGTAAGTTCTACCATTTTATTCCTCCTAGAAAACAAGGGGATGAATATTAAACTCACCCCCATACATATTTACGCTGTTACTGTACTGATAATACCAACTGATTCAGCCTGCTCAAAGGAAGGCATACAAATCATTGATACGATTGTCTCCACGTTAACTGGGTCAATCTTCTTAGCAGTTACAACAGCAACACCAACATCTGTAATAGATACATTGGCTGCTGAACCTGTCATCAAATCTGACTCAGCCGGTGTAGTACCAAACCATGTCTTACCAAGAGCACCATCCGGGAATAAAACGAATGTGTTATCTGGCATGAACTTCTGGGTCTGCTTCTGCTCATCCTTGTAACGCTTATCATTTACAGCAATTACGATACCAAGAGTATCGCTGATGTACTCTGCAAGCATGCTGTCTGTAATTGTACCAACGATTGGCTTAACAGCATAAATCTCTTTAGCAATCTTTTCGTTGGCCCTGATGTGTCTCCATACAGCTCTTGAAGTCATAGCTCGAGTACATGTCTCGCCAGTTCTATCGCTGATGGCCTCAATCATTGCTCTGATATCCTCAATTGGGTCTGAGTTCTTATGGTCAGACCAAGCAACACTTACGTTGGTTTTATTCTCAGCTGGAATACCATAATCGTATGTGTAAGCCTGACCATTAGAAACAACAGCAACAACACCAGTTGTAAGAGCCATCATTCTCATTCTTTCACGAGAAGCACGAGCTGCACGAAGCAGGTTTACTTCATCATCAAAGATACGATTAAGGATAGCATCAATGTAAGCCTGATTACCTGTCTCAAGCACCATATTTAACTCCTGACGCATTTCCTCGTCGATGTAAGTAGACTCTTTGAAGAATGGCATCTCTGTCTGCATTGTAGAGAATCCAATTCGCTCTCTAGGAATAGCAGCTGCATCGAAAGCACTTGACTTAAGTACAATCGGTAAGCCTCTAGCTCCCTTAAGCCACTTTAATGTAAGACCTCTCTTTTTCTCTGCCGGGAATAACTCTTCGCATGGGTATGGAGCCTCGTCTTTTACGAGCTCTTCCCAATATGCAGTTAATTCCTGACTTGTCATAAAATCAAAAATACTCATATTCTACAACTCCTCCTTATGCATTCAAGAATGAAACCTGACCAACGGTGCAATTACCAGCAGTAACCTTAGCCTGTACATCAGACTCAAGTCGGTTGATGTTTACAAATCCAAAAATCAAAGCAGTTCCATTGTTATTTCCATTGGTTACATCAACATTGTGCAAAAGTACTGCATTTGCTACTACAGCAGGGTTACCACCAGATGCCTCAGCCGGTACCTTACCTACAGCATTCAGATTTGAAAAATCAATAGAAATTGGTGTACCAGCTTTAGCAATCTTAAAAGTTCTGCCATTGCTTGTAACATTTACGCCAAGGGCCTGAGGTACAATACAACCAACCGATAACTGATGCTCTACATTCATCAGAATCTGTACTGGCTTATCGTAAGTATAAGGTCCATTGATACCTGTGTTATTCAACATAATATCTTCCTCCTAATTACTTCCAAAAACTACTTTTAACTGTGTTCTCTCTACGTGCCTCGGCAAGACGTTTGCCGATACCAGAAATACCTTCCTTAGAAAGTGTCTTAGTACCACTAGAGGCAGCCTTACCTGTTCCCTTTTTACCAGCGGTCTTATCATCACCATCCTCTTCTGTACCCATACCGTCACCTTCATGTGTACCAGATGCTCCGTCTCCGTCGCCTTCAGTACCATCTTTACCGTCTGTGCCGTTTGTAACACCAAACCAAACTGGATACTTAGACTTTAAGTCCTTAGCAACAGTTTCGATGTCAAGGTTTTCATTTGCACCAACTCTGGATAATGCAATAATAACAGCATCGTCAACGTAATCTGCTGAAACACCAGCCTGCATCAAAGTAGCTTTAGCCTCTGCAGCCTTGAGCTTATCTGACATATCAGACATTACATCTTTCTGATGCTTCTCCTGCTCAGCTCTCTTCTGTTCATCTGTCTTATTTGCCTCAATAAAAGCTTTAAACATCTGAACTGCTGATGTATCATCCGGGTCAATACCGAGTTCTCTATAAACTGCACTTCGACCCTGATGTTTCTCTCTTGCCATCATTCTGCTTACTTCATCCTGAGTAAATACTCTTTCACCTGGCACTTTATTCTGTTCTCCAGTTGTAGAATTACTACCAGTCTGGTCCGATGCTCCTTCATGTTTTCCATTTTTTCCATTCAATGCATTTGCTAAAGCTGCCATGACATCATTAACATTGTTGTTTGCATTTTCACTTCCCATTTTATTTTCTCCTATACACTTAAAATTATTACTGTTACGATTACCAATCACTTATAAAGAAAAATGCATATTGACTTCTTCCTTACTCTGTAAATCAACAAAGACCGTATTGTTATAGTCTTTCATAAGCTGCAATCTTGCACTAGATATTTTCTTCTTAATTTTCTCTAACTTTGTTTTGATTTTCTTAGGCGGTGTTTGCTTTCTGAAATAGTAAACCATCGCTTGTTTCATAACAACTTTTGAGTTTTCTAACAATCTCTTTGTGTTTTCATCATCTATCTGTACATAGTGTACTCTTCCACATTTCGGACATTCATAATGTACTACATCTACGATTTTTCCATCATTTGTCTTAAAAGTGGTTTTACTTATAGTTTCGCTATTTACCTTAAACTTCTCTTTGCAGTCTTCGCAGATAGCTTTTACCTCTAGCATAAACACCTCTCATATCATTATATAATGTTTCTTGAAAATTGTCAACTTTTACTTACAATTTATTAAACTTTTGAATCTCATAAATCGACCCTGGTCGACTTTTATATCCCATTTGATAAAATCTATATCGAGTTAATTAAAATTCAATACGATGGACCCTGGAGACCTGTGGATATATCCTAGAATTTTACCATACAGTGAATTTTTGTAACTTTGGATATAATATCGGATTTTTATAAAAACCTTCCAAATCAGCCATTGCTTTTTCTTTATCAACGACGGGTTCTATTTCACACCTGCCATTTGGATGGTCATACGGTAAAGTAGATGCTGTATAAATATTTCCATCTCTATCATTACAGATTGGACATGGATGATTGCCAGCCGCTATCCACAAATAACCGCTTACAAATGGGTTATCTTTTGTAACCTCTACCAATACCTGCTGATATGTATGTTGCAATGTTGTTCTTACAAGTCTAATAGCATTGTAATCAACCTTTTTGTTTTTGACTGGAAGTCTGATTATTTCTCCATTGGCTCCCTGTACTACGCCAGACCATGGTAATCTCTTTTGTGGGTTTACATATTTCTCAATGTCTTTAGCTATATCTACAATATCTCTGTCTGTTGCTATTCCTCTAGCAATAATATTATAAATATCTCTGTCATGACCAGCACCAATATTCCAAACCCTACTACTTATTCCACCATAGTCTTTGTAAATATCACCAGTCAACACTTTACTTATGGCACTTCTCTTTTCGTACGATAAACGATACTCAAAGCTACTAGTGTCCATACCTAAACTTTGTAACCATCTTTTATTTGTTCTTACAACCGCATCTGCTACATCGGATGCACCGTTATTTACAGACCTTTCGATTTCTTTGGTCAACTGCTTACTTGCATTTCTCAATTCATAATAAAACTTGGCTAATTCTCTTTGTTTAGCCAAAGAGCTAGGAGAACCTGACAACTTTAATCTTTTTGTCTCGGCTCTCACATCTTTAGCCCATTGATTATAAATCTTTCTAATGTACCGCATTTCCCTTTTAGTTATCTTATCTCTGTAAATAGCAGCCTCATTAAAAGGTTTGTACATTTTTACTTATCACCCCAACCCCAATTTTTATTTGAGCTTGTTTCACCACTTCGTTTCTTTGTATCATCGCCATTCAATACATTATTACCAGCCTTGGCGAAATCATCACCCTTACCAATAATATTGTATGGCTTATTGTCACCATTAAACCTGCTAACAAATCCTTGAGTATCTTCATCCAACTCCGTTTCGTTGTCTTTTTCTTCCTCAAAGTCAAGCATATTACCTTCAGTATCAAAGGATGCATCCTCAAGTATCTGTCTCTCGTATGCAATCTGCTGAAGTTCTTCCTGTACCTGTGAATCGGTGTAACCTCTCCACTTCTGCATATATGTTTTTCTTGACATTGTTTGACTTTCGATTTCAGCCAAGTCTGATGTCTTTTCCTCAATTTCATCTTCAGGTAATGGAGTATTCTGCGTAACCTTTACAACGAAATCTATATCTGGCAGCTTTTCATTAACATAATATGAAATGCAATTAGGATATTTCTTACCACCCTCAATTAACATTTCAATCATTCTTTCTAATGCTGGCCCCCAGACCTTCATCTTTTCTTTACATCTTACAATCAATGGCCAATAAACAGCTTTCAATGCCTTACCTGTTGTAATACTATTCATCATAGCATCAAGTGTAATGTTTGGCATATCAACCTGCTCATAACCAGTTGTTTTTATTCTATCAAGTGTTGTCTTTAATGCTGAACTGTAATTCATCTGTGGTTCAAGTAAACCAACCATTACATGCTTTTCATCTAAGTTCTGGTCTGAACCTAAATCCCAAAAAGCACCAGCCGCTGTACTTAATCCCTTTGTAGATGTACCATCCATATCAACAACATATTTTGTTGGGTTCATTGATTTTCTTTCAGCATCCGTATCAGAGTTAGCTAATTTACTATACCACATTTCGTAGTCTTTCAACAGCTCTACCTCTGATTCACCACTTATCTCACCTGTAAGTCCATCGTTTATAATTATAACAGCAGGTATAAAGTCAATCTCTAACTTTTCATGCTCTGTAATTGATTCTACGAGCTTACCAGTTCCATCGTATACCTGTTCTGTTAAATAAACGACATGCTTATGTTTCTTGACTGTACCAACCTCTTCCAACTCAAACTTTTTCTTGAAAATTCTCTTTTCCTGTTTACTTGAGCTATCCTTTGTAACAACAAAACTTACAAACTTTTGTAAAATATTTTGATTGCCATCCTTATACTCGAAAATGAACTGTGTACTTGGCAGGAATGTAAATGTAACTCCATCATCCTCATTGAAGTTTATTACACCTGCAACTCTCTTACCGATAAAGCAGTCTCTAGCTGCTTTTAGCAGGATATCTTCAAACTTATTTTTCTGTAAAACCGTATCAACCAGATTTTTAAGGATTGTTAGATTTCTTGAGTATTCATCAGATGTAATCTGTTTATCTTTCGATATACCATGTGTTCCACATGGCTTAATAGATACATCTGGCTCCTCTGCAAATAAAAATCTAGCCTCTTTGTTTATCAGATTTGCACACATCTTATACTTTAATCTAGCTGGGATGTAATCTCCATTAGCACCCTCTGGCAAGAACATTTTTCCCATCTTGTAGATTTTGTAATATGCACAAATGGATGATAACTCTTCCTTAATAAAGCTATTATCACTTACTTCTTCCCTGATTAGTGCATACGGTATTCTTTCATATACAGAAATATAAGCTGAAGTTAATTCCTCTATCTTTAGTACTTTTTCTTCTTCATTTTCGTTAGTATCGTAGTAAGCTCCTCTTTTGTTATTAGCCATACTAACCTACATTAACCTTTCCATTTGAATAAGCACATACCCAACCAGCTCCATTGCTTAACCAAATATCTTTACCGATATTCTTAACCTGCTTACAAGTCAACTTCTCACCTTTCTTTAAGACAACTACAATACCATTATCTTTTCCAGGTGCTTTTCTCATGTTTAAGCTTGAGCACTTAACTGAGTATTTCTTACCAATAACATACTTTACAGGCTTTTCTGAACCTGTGCTTACCTTCTCACTTTTCTTTTTATCCTCTTTTCGAGGGTTACCAGATACAACGGTATATGTATGCCCTTTAGTTTTGGTTACCAATACATCGCCATCATAAAGTTCCATACCGTTTTTGTAATCTTTTCTCGGTTCAAACAAACCAGAACTTTCTAAGACACTTGCTTCACTAACTGTATTAAAATCTCCAACATCAACGCCAGTTGCATCCAAGATTGCTTTTCTAACGAGAGAAGAACAATCACAGTTTACATCTGATTTAATGTCATTGTTCTTGGTGCTTTTGTGATTAAAAATGGAGTACCTATCAGCCTGATTATAACCAATATGCTTGTTATTACATGCATCCTCAACGGATTTAGCAATACCATTGGCATGTTTAGCAAGCTTAGGTCTTAATACATAAATTCCTTTTGGGTGTACATAGAAGTTCTGTAAACTAACCTCACCAGAAGTATCAGGTTTTCTGGTCTGTCTCTGGTCACCTCTTCTACCACCTGAGTACTTAAAGTTTTCATCTGCTCTAGCAGAACCTACGATAAGTGCCATATCATCACCTTTTTCCTTTATTACCGCCATCAGCTAAACCTTCACCGATAGCATATCCAATAACTGATGCTCCAGCCATAATAATAGCCGATACCTGAGCTGCTTTATTCTGTGAACTACCATTGTAAATCATAATCATACTTACGAAACTTGCAATGGACATCCATAACTTTCTACTCTTCAACTTTTGGATAATTCCTCTCTGCATTTCTGCCTCCTTTTCTGTTTTCATAAACGCTTTTATTATACGACAAAATGACACCCAACAGGAGTTGCGTGCCACTTTCAATTAAGATTATTATATCACATTTCCAAAAATCTGTCAATAGATTTATGCACCTTTTTTATGATGCCAATCTCTAAATTTAACATCAGCCACAGTTACTTTATCTAAGCCATACCATATAGCAGAGAATGTATGTGGGTCAATGTTAAACTCGTCGTACTTTGTATTACCTTGACTATCTTTTGCATAAGCAAGTGTACTCAATTCCTTGATTACATTTTTACACTTAGGACTACAGATGATTTTCTTAAATCTCTTTATCTTTCGTGTATTACTCAGTCTTGAGCCATTATGCTTACAAATGGTAGCTCTCATGTAATAACCAGTTTGCCTGTAATACTGAATAGCCTTCGGGTCTTCGTTATCAGCTACAATAGGTTTATTCAAACCCATTTCTCTGTAACCATCTAACCTACTCTTTAAGGCTAACATCTTTGGGTCTACAGCCATCATATCATCTGTGACATGATTTTTGTAGATTTCATCCCAAATGTACAATATACCTCGTTTGCTATCTACACTCATACTTACAACAGCATTGAAGCTTTCCTCGAAACCAAAATCGAAACCAAAATACTGATTTGCTGGTCCCAATTCTTCTACAGCTAACTTAAATGCTCTTGCATCTCTAGCTACAGTAAACTGAGGTAATACTCTTGTACCAGATACACCAAATCTTCCCCATCTAGCTACCATATACAATGGATAGTCATAATAACGAAGTTCATCAAGTCTTCGTATATATTTCCAAGGTAGCCATGGATTATCAGATGGTACTGAGTGATGGTAGTACATATCTCCTTTTACGATACATTTCTTTTCGTAGAGCTGTTCTTCATCCATCAATACGATTTCATCTTCACCAGGTTCTTTTGCTGGTATTCTAAAGAAATGAGTATACACCCAGTTCTCAATATTGATAGGGTTACAGCTCAAAATAAAATGCATCGTACAGTTTGGTGTTCGGATTCGACCAAGAAGCTCTTTGTATGCATCTGGTGAAACCTCACTACACTCCTCCATCCATACTATACTTACACCATTGATAGATTTTACTTTTTCTGGGTTATCCATACCTTTGAAGATTACTTGGGAGCCATTTGGAAACACAAGCCTTAACGGAGATTTACCAGCTAAGACAAATGGTTTCTTTCTTTTCTTAAACTCGAAGTAATCTTCTGTAAGGATTCCCATGTCGTCCAGGATTTCCTTAAACAAATCATAGCAACTATCATAGATAGTATCAAATACCTGTCTAACTACTAAGCACTTTCTTTTTTCTTCTAATAACTTCAGTATGATTTTGAATGCTATGTGGTAGGATTTACCAGAACCATATCCACCAATCAGTAGGTACCGTTCGTAATCCCAGTTAAAAACAAAATCTTCAAACACTGGTGAGACCTTTTTATTTATTCTCACACCAAATCCTCCTAGTCATCTTCTTCAGCTAAAAATGCATCCCAATCATCTTCGCTGATTTCATCTTCACTAACGGGGCTGCTATCTTTAGCCGGCTCTTCGCCTTTCTTTATTTCAATAGATTCATTCATGGTGTCACCATCTTCTTCACTGTCATTTTTACCAGCTCGTGTAACAGTAACCTGAATTGTAGAATCTTCTTCAACTTCATCAAGTAAGCTTTTACTATTAGGAGTTTTCCACTTATCTTTACTTCTATTTGTAAGCCACAATGTAATAGCCTGAACGTTAGGTGGCTGCTCTTTCTCTAAAACTTCTTTCTGTGTTTCAACTACTTTACCAAATCTCATAATGGTGATAGTCTTAACTTCTTTAGTTTTGTAACCTAAAGCACATTTCAATAATGCATTTTCAACTTTGTAGTCTGTGAGTTCCCTGCCTTCACCAATAGCTTCTTCAATTTGAGGATATTTCTTTCTAAAGTCGTTGAATACATTGTAACTTAAACCAAATCTATCTGCTATGTCTTTGTAAGTAAATCCGTCTCTTGCATAGGACTTTAATAGAAGTAAACCATCATCAGAAAGAAGCTTATCTAATATTTCCATATTAGCTTTACTCATTTGCTTTATTCTCCTCCTTTCTTATAGAATTATATGCACTAAAAACTAATATATCTATATACATCTAATACATAAATATATTATACAATAAATCTCTTATACTATTATACTAAAAATACTAGTAATAAATACTAAAGAATAAATACATAGATAAATAAGTAATACAGATAAGATATAAATACCAATAAAAAAGTTATAAGATATATATCTTTCTCTTACTATCTATCTATCTATCTATCTATCTATCTATCTATCTATCTATTATATAGTATATCATATACGAAAATCTGTCAAGAGGTAAATGTAAATTTTTTGCACTGACATGCACTGCTAGTGTGTATATTTTTGTCTATTTATGGCGCTATATATGCTGTATATTGTGTACAATGGCTCCTGACATAAAAGTAATAAATTGTATTTTCTTTGTATTTTTTTGCTTTTAGGGCAAAAGTAAAGCAGTGCAGTGAAAGTAGTAGTGCATTTATTTTATTATCAAAAAGCATTCAAAAAGCATCACACACAACACACAGACACAATACACAAGGCAAAAGTAAAAAGTCTATATAGCTGGCATTTTACAGTAGTAGTATTTTGATACCCATACACCAAATTGTCAGACAACTTTATAAAACCAACCCCATTGTCAGACTTTTTATGAAACATAACACAATTGTCAGACAACTAATAAAAGCAAAAGGTATTGTCAGAAAACAATCATAAACAAAAGCAATTGTCAGAAAATTATGGCAATACATAGTAAATTGTCAGATAAAGGTAGAGAGGTGAGATAGATTGTCAGACATTATACCTTTTATTCCATTGTTGTCAGACTATTCATTACATTCTCTTTTATTGTATGATAACTCTCTGTATTTATTATTGTTTTCTGACTATTCCTTACTTATATCCTTATTATCTAACTACTTTCTATATTGTTTCTATTTCTTGTACTATTTATTATATTGTATGACAATTATTCCTACTTTCTGGAATAATCAGAATATTCTATATATTAGTATATTTATATCTTATTTTCTGATAATTTATTCTATTTTATATAATTGTGGTACAATAAGATATATTCTCTGATTCTTTGTATTTATAATGATTTTTATTAGATAATAGAGTGATTTTATAGATATTTTCTGATAATTCGGGTGCATATATTATATTATGAGAATATTCTGATAAATCTCGGCATTTATATAAATTATCTGAAAATATAAAAAGATTGTATTTTTGTGTATTTCTGCAGATTGTCTATTGATTTTTTTTAATGGGCGTGATATAATTATTACATAAGATAAAGATAATACTTAATTGGTAGATGAATGAAAGGAGCATCTGCTATCGAACCTTGACAATTGCATAAAAGATGGGTTTTCCCGGGGCTCTAAGTGGGCCAAATATTAGGAGGTATTATTATGGCAGAGTTATTTGGAACATTCGTAAGAGTTAAGGAAGACGTATACGTTGTATCAGAAGCAGGATTAGCAAACCTGGCTTGGAATGTGGAAGCTAGCGATGGAAAGCTTACCTTGGTACAGAGCGAGAAGGATGAGTTGTCCTATACCCTCATTGACAATAATGGAGACGACCAGTACGACATCAGGGTTGAAAAGCAGGTACACCACAAGGTGAACAAGACCTGGAAAATTGACGGACAAAAGCTGGAGGATGGTAGCACCGTAAAGCTCAACGGAAGCCACAAGGGAGACTTTGATATCTGGTCAAACCAGACATTCAACTCTAAGGGCAACAGAGCTTGGAAGAGGCTCTTTACCACCAAGAATGAGGCTGAGGCTAAGAAGGCACTTAAGAAGTACATTGCAGAGGCTAAGAAAAACATCAAGTCAGCAAAGGCTGAGTAACCAATTGACAAAGTAACCTAGGAAAGTAGTTTAGAAAACACCTGCTTAGGGCTCCAGGTAAACCCATCTTCACAAATCAACCAACTAACCACAATAAGCACAATAAGGAGGTAATAATATGTTTGAAATTGAAATGCAGGAAGAAGCAACAATAGCAAGGAAGAAGAGCATGCGGTTCAAAAATGCTTTAGCAATCTACGATGATGCAAAGAAGGCCTACGAGGATGGCGAAATTGACTTGGAAACACTTGAGAGGATAGCAGAAGAACTAGACTTATAATCTACCCTTACAATTCCCTTTTGGTTAGGAGGTAACAATATGGACAACTTAGTACAGAAACTTACATTCATCTTCGGCACTTCGACTTATTTTGACGAGGACGAAGGTTGGATTACCAAACACTTTTATGGTTTTTATCAAGTCAGATGGTTTGACTTCTTAGGCTGGAATTGTTACCAGGTCCTTGCCGATGATGGAACTTGGTACGACCTAGACAGATAACCATTTACATTTTCCCTTTGGCTTAGGAGGTAATATGAAAACATTCAGAGTAACTTTTTACGATGGCAACCAGAGATTGTTCGATTGTGAGAATCTTATGTTCCTTATGGAATATCTGATGTCTGACGAATACTGGGAAACCGATAACAAGTACAATGACTACTCTTATCACTTTTGCGACATTGTAAAGGTTGGGGAAATCTGAGGTCTTTCGGGACCTCTTTTTTTTATGTCTTTTTCCATTTCTTACCATTCCATTTTGGCTTTATACATCACAGATTTTACGCAGGCATTGGTAATTGTCTACATTTCACATATATCGATGTAGGCCTCCCAGTCGACCCTGGTTGAATTGTAATATCTCAATGGTATATTTTATCAACATCAGAATAAGGAGGTCACTATGGACCTCCTATCTATCATAGTCAATCTATTTTCTTACTTCCTTTGGTTATACCTAACCATATCCTTTCTGGTCGATACCAGTTACTTATCTACCAAATACCATATAGTCACAATAGTACTTATATGTGACCTTCTTGATTTTGTCATCTTCTACCTTTCTTGTCTTTCTGGTATCAAACTTTACCTTTACTACATCTCCAATCATGTGGTCTTCGGTACCAACTAAATACCATAAGTTACCATCTTTTGTAAGTATGTATACCAGGTTATCCTTTGGGCTAATATCAACTATCTGACCCATCATAGTTCTTGTTGACTTGATGTTTTGTCTTGGTTTAGCATTTGCATTTGTTGTACCTAATGTAACTAATACCATTGTCATCATTAAACCCTTAACTAACTTCTTTCTCATAATTGACCTCCTAGTCTAACTTTACTTACCTACTAACTCCTTCGGCAAACTTTTTCAAAATGGAATGTCTGGACAATGACTCATGTTTTCGTATGCCCAATGCATTGTTAAATCTTCTAAACCTTCTTTTGTCTCGCGCATTGCAAATATTGTAATGTCTGCCTTTGCTAATTTCTTCTCAAGTCTTTTTAAGACCTTTTTAAGTGCTTTTTCCATGTCTACCTCTACCTTTGGCATTGGTAAGTACATTCTTGATGTAGCACTATAACCAAAGCTATAATCGTAGAACTCGATGTAATATTTTGACTTCATAGTATTGGACCTCCTATCTAACACAAGTCCATACCTGATTACCAAATGCCATCTTGTAACCATTTTCAGCTTCTCTTGCCTTTGATTTGTTTTCGTACTTGTGTACTTCTTTTTCACCAGTCGTCCAAATAACCACCAATTCGTTCTTCATTGCTTTTTACCTCCTAGTAAGCTTGGGTTGATGTTTACCATTCAACCTATCATTTATCTTATATGAATATTATATCATGGAACCATGAAGTTTATCAAATCACAATTGAAAATTATTTATTGTACATCAACATATCTCTTAATGCTTCTTTTGTGCCACACATACTACAAATCTCAGTTTTATTGTCTTTCCTACTTAATGCAGGTTGTTCACTATAATATCTACCACAAATAGGACATTTATGTGGCATTCTGTTTGTATCACTCATTTTTGTTCTACTCGTCACCTTTGTACCATTCTCCTTTAAGGTCTAAACATAAGTTATCAAGTTCCTCTTCGTTGAAGTTACCTTCATCATCAATCAAGCACATATCTCGCATCCAACCATAAACCTGTCTGATGTAAGCTTTAAAGCTTTTTACTTCACTATCAGACATATCCATGTCAGGTTCATCGCTGTATTCCTCTACCTGGTTCAAAGCTTCTTCAATAGCTTTCTTAGTACCTTCTTGTCTGCAATAACTCATAAATACACCAAAGTTATTCATACTATTTCACCTCTTCTATTTTGTCAATGACAAACTCATCTGTCATTGTAATTTCTTCCCACTGGTCACGAATTAACCTTTTACTTTTACTATAAACATGCTTTACCATTTTCTCGTACTTATAATACCTGCTATGATAGTAGACTTTGTACTTTTTTCATCCAATCAGGTCCCTCCAAACATCTGTAACATCATAAGCATCACATGAATGTTCATTTACCATGACTTCCATTACTTCTTCCTCTGAAAACCAACAAATAAATGTCATACCCCTTTTGGTTACCTTAACATTTATCAGCTTGTATACATTCTTTGGAAAAGGTACACCTGCAAGACGCTGTAATCTTTCGACCATTGTACATTCTCTCCATTCAAACTTATTGTTCATTCTTGTCATGTACTCGATTGCTAAACTTAACTCTTTATTACTCATTACTATTTACCTCCTGGTCTACTTTAAACATATAAACATAATAGGCTGTTCGTTCTCTTTACAAAGCTGCTCTGCTACGTACTTTTACTTCATCGCAATTCACCATTTCGGATGCCTCCTTCAAGTGGCATCTAGCGACTGTCAGGTATGTCACGTCGGTGAATCTTTTGACATCCAGCACGTCAATTCCGTTCTCTTCGAGCACCTTTTTAGCATCTTCGACTTTCATTGCTATTTACCTCCTTGTTTATTTGCTATACATACTAATTTTGTACTTCAGCCAATCAATGAACTCTTCATCTGATAATGGCTCTTTGTCCATTTCCTCATTTGTACCAAACTTAATGCTCATCATATAGTTACAATATTCACTGAACTTTATGTATGGGAAGAATGGCTGCTTCTTTGTACCAAGTTCAAATAACTCCTTTAGCAGAGGTATGTACTTTTCTTCTACAAATACATTATCACCTACCTCTTCGTAGATAATAAAGTTCTCGTCTACATACTTCTGTGCCTCTTCGTCGAGTATACTACTTACATCTAACAAATCTAATGCCTTTTTGATTGCATCTTCCCTTTCATTTACAATGCATTCGCACATCAAGTCTGTTGGCTTGTCTAAAATCCTAAACCTCATTTGTTTTACCTCCTCTAAGGACTACCAGCCTTACTACTTAATAAACATGTCTACATAGGAATTCCTGAATGTTGATGTGGTTCCATCACTTAACTCCAATACGAGGTACTCATGATGTGGGTCAGCCTCAATATCATTCATGTCTGCCTCTATTGCCTTTGCCTCAGAGCCACCATGGATAACTTTCCATCCTTCGACTTCGTATTCTGCTTTAGCTACCACTTCGCTTTCCGGCAGATACCTCATTACACCGTAAACTTTAATTACAACTCTCATTATTTTACCTCCTTCAGGCTTCATCTCATTTAGTAAACATATGCCACCCAATTACTTTTCTTGTTAGATGGCCTGCTAGGATGAGGTTCTTCGATGACCTCATGTATTCTGCCTGCATCCATCAACTTCTTAACCTTTTCTTTACATTCCTGCTCATCTTTACCTGTTACACATGAATAACTTTCAACCGTAATAACTCCTATTTCACTCATTGTTTTACCTCCTCTGAGTACTGTAGGTGAATCATCACCATAAATCATCTTATAATATGATTATATCATCTATTTTATTGTATTTCAAATCACAATCCAAATTTATTTTAATAACATGTTGTACTTAGCTACCTGAATACCAGTCCATTGTTCTTTTGGTATTTCTTCAGCTATTGGTTGCACATTTTCATCTCATTCAGCTGTACCATCATCATACATACAAAAATCATACCATTTATCATTTTCTGGTATGTAAATCATTGGCCAGCCACCATTATTAAAGTTACCAAACTTAAACCAATAGTTTTCATTTGCTTTTACTTCTATTTCGTTACCATCTTCATCATTGATGTAACAGTCATACAATAACTTAAATAACCTAATATCACATTTCATAATATACCTCCACATGTCCACCAGTCAATCCAGGTTGAATTGTAATTATCTTACCTAAGATTTATACCTTGAATATATTAGGGTTCGACCAGTGTCTCCTGGTGAGACCCTAGGTATATATCAAATCTTACCTTCTCTTGCATCTAACTGGTGAGTCTTTCAATAACTCTTTTCTACTAATTAAACTTGTTCTGTAATGTATATCACTACCAATCAAAAACTCTTTGTCCTTTCGTTTTATTTCTTCCTCTTTCTTTGGTTGTTCTAAAATATTTTGTACCAGTAATCTTTCACAAGTTCTTCTACAACCAACATGTCTTTCTTTACATCCTCTGCAACAGCTCATCTTTCTTTGTTTTCTCCTCCTTTACCTCTCCATTTTGAATAGCTTTAATTAAGTAGTTCTTACTATCACCACTTTTCATAATAATTTCGTACATTGCATCTGGAATACTAATTAACACTTTCTTCATGTTTTTACCTCTCAATCTCTTATCGTAATAATTATATAATAGAAATATCTGTATTTCAATATACTTTAAGCCTAACATTATAAATAATTAGTTATCTATAACATTAGGCTTAATTGTTTACCTATCAGATATTGCATCATCCCATGCTTTATCTTCTTCCAATTGTTCTTCTACCTTTTTGATTGCAATGTTTATTGCATCTCTTACACCATATAAATGTTCTAAGTCTTTTACACTAATGGCTCCTTTATAAAACATATATGTTTCTTTTTCGCCTTCTTTCAAGACACATTGTTGAGCAATGGTATAACCACCAGTAGAACATTTACTAATTACTAGATTTCGTCTATCAGAAACAGGTGCTCTAGCAATTTCTTTGTATTGTGGTTTCCCTCTATACATTTATTTCTCCTTTCTATGTATTTATGATGTATATATTACGCAGTAGCTGGAGTACTAGTCTACAATCTCACCAGTGTCTTCATCTACTTCTACTTCATATTCTACATCAGCTTTATAAATTACTTTGAATTCCTTTACATCATCAGTATTCAATGGTAAGGAATTTACCAAATCTGTTTCTACATAGTTGGTGTCACCAGTAAACTTAATCTTACTTTCACCATCACCAGAAATATCGATGGACTTAATTCTAAAAATACCTAAACTCTTTGGTTTACCACCAATCTTAGCTGCAATAGTAACATCATTATTCAGCATCTGTGTACACTGAATAGTATTTACTAATTCAGAATAGGTGGCTTTTAATGTTAAGTTAATTAAGCCGTTTGCTGTGATGTTGTGACCGCCATAACTAACTACCTGTTTAACTTTTACTTCTTTTGTCTGATATGTAATCATCTGTATGCCTTTCTTTCTTTGTTGTATCTGCTTTCTCTTTCTGTATGGAATCTTTCCCTCGCTGATTTACTAGATTTTATTTTGTGTATACGTTTCTGTTTGGTATCTGGTACATCGTCAATATCTAGGAATGTATCTGTCTGTCTATCCTTAAAACCTTCCGCCAAACCTTTTGCCAAATCTTGTAAATCTTCTGGTTTAACAATCAAATAAACCTCTTCTGCTTTTATAAATTGTACAACAAATACAGGTATCTTATGACTTACATTTGCATGATGTTGAATCTTTTGTAAGTCTAATAAGTTTAATCTGTAACTGTCTGCATCTGTACTCTTTAATTCACAGATAACATTTTCGTTTTGACCATCGCCTTTTTCAATCCAACCACTACCAGAATTTTTGGTAGGTACAAGACCAAGGTCATTCATGACCTCAGCCTCGTTCTTTCTGTACCACTTTGTTTTTCTCTTCATGTTTTATAAACCATCTGTCTTTTCTAACAACTCGTAGTTTAATGTTTCGTAGTATGCCATTCTTTCTTGTAGAGCTAATTTGAAATACAAAAGACCCATAGCAGCTATTTTAAGTACCGGGAAATCTTTTGTAGGAATCTCATAGGCTACTCTTAAAGGTACATCTCCTAAATGTGTACCATTACCAAGTAAAGTATATACCTGCCATACTTTATCTAGCTCTCTGTCTTTCTCAAAATGGTATACCTGAGTAATAATACTGTTGTTTAATTCAATGTCTATTGGTACATCAAAACCAATGAGCTGTGAATTAAAGTTCCTCTTGTTTATTACATCTTTGTTGGTTAGTTGTTTACTGTTTTCCTTATCGGGAAATGTATAACCACCATTCAACTCTTTATGCACATACATACATCAGCTCCATGTTTCTTCTTTTGGTTCACCTTCAAAAGCTGCTTTAGCTTTCTTACCAACTTCAGTTTCTTTTGTAACTGTTCTGTCTACTTTATGAGCTTTAATTTTCTTACCACAAATAGGACACTCAATATATGTTGCACCTTCTGTACCCTGAATGTCCTCATTTTCAAACGAAATCATTGAACCACAACCATAACAGGTTTTCTTCTGTCTTGTACCATAAGCCTCTACTTTAATTGCCATTTTAATACCTCCAAATCAATTACCTTTAACATTTAATACCATTTGAGCTATACAATGTAAATAATCGTAATCACTCATACCTCCAGGATTGTTATCGTTTGCTTTGTTTAATTTCTCTGGTAAATCAAACCCTGTTGAACCATCAAACTCTTTGAAACAGTAATAATATCTTGTTTTCTTAAACTCTTTAGGAGATTCGTTTATTAAGTCTACCAATTGGTGAGATAAACCATCATACTCATTGTCTTTTAGTATTGATTGGTCATACTCATAATACTGAATAGCAGCTACTATAATTCTCCTTTGTAAATATTCTATCTTTGTTTTAGTACTCCAATAAATACTTGGAAAACTATTAAAGTTTATTTTGTTCATGTAAATCTTTCTTTCTGTATACCAATCATAAATATCTAGTACCAATCAATATCTCTATTGTATACCAAATACAAATATTTGTCAATATCTTTCTCTTAGTCTTTAGTACTAAGTAACTAAGTATTATTCTCTAGTACTAAGTAAGATAGTTATCTTAGTCTTAGTAAAGAAGTATATCTAAAGATATACTAAGAAAGATGGAAGGTTAGTTTTTGTGACGTCTAATATTTCTTGCGTTTGAAACCTTCAAATCTTTCTGTGTTTTGGTTCTGTGGTTGGTGTAGCATGAACATTTTAATGTTTTGTTAAGTAATTCTTCATTACATTCATCACATAATGTTAATTTTATTTTGTAATTTGTCTTAGGATGTACAAAAAGGATGTCGTACATATCCAAAACATTATTTCTGTCTTTGCCACAGCTATCACAAATACAATCAGCATTTTTATTTATTCTTGCTTTTACCATTTTTACCTTTCCTCTTTCTAAGTTCTGGTGGACAATTAAAACAATATGTAGCTCCAGAGTTTTTATACTCATAAGCTGTTTTATACAACATTATTTTCTTTGTCTTACATTTTCTACATTGTACTTCTAGCTTTGATAGTCTTAGTGTTGGGCCTTCTTCTACAATTCTAAGTACTTTATAAATACCAAAATTCTGACCTATGATTCTCTGCCATTTTGATTTAATGCTACCGTCATTAGTACCAAGGGAGGCTAAGTAATCTAGCCTCCTATTATCGTACCAATCAAGAAAATTTGCATTACCTTCTGCTACTATCCAAGCTACTTCTTCTGCTATCTGCTTTCCAAGTTCAAAGCTATTACCTCTCCAAACTACGAAGTTCTTGCCTTTAACATTATGTCGTACAATGTAATCATTACCATATTTGTCTCTGTAGTCAATATGTAAATATTTTACACCTGTTGTACTAGTCATACTTATACACTTTCTAAACTTACTCCTGTAGCATTTGCTATTTTCTCCAAACCTTGTCTGATAAGATTGTAACCATCTGCAATATCTGATAAATCAGTCATGTCTAATGCTACCATATCTGTATCTTCTTCCCAGCCTTCACGTTCTGCTTTTTCCTGCATTCTGTTACCAGCATCAAAGTTTACCAATGTTAAGTTGTTGTTTTCCATTATTTGTACATTCCTCCATAGGTTATTTGTAAAAGATTGTATGGTCAATCTGTTTGAGCTTTTGTCTTGTCTGATGCCAACTACTATGGCAATAATCTGCTTCAAAGAATAGTGCATTAGTACAAACACCATTCCTTAAAATACTGTCAACTACTTCTTTTGTACTTTTTGTTGGTTTTACAGAATATATTCTACCGTCTAATGTTGGTGAATATGTATTTTTGTAAAATATCATAGACTTTACATCATTTGGAGTACCGTCTAACTCCATTAGATTAAATACAGTAGAACATATCCATGCTCTGCATTCTCTGCTTTCAATGCCTGCTTCAGCCTCTACAAGCTGATAAAGCCAATACCTCTCACTTTCTGTTACTAACAACTCATCCTTTGGTTTGCTTTTGGACAAGTACTCTGACTTTATCCAACCACTTTTTATTCTACTCCAACCATCCTTGGTTTTTAATACATAGACCTTTTCAGCCTTATCCAATACTTTTACAATACTACTATTAGTACTGCAATGTAACCTTACATTTACTCTGGTTGTTGTATACATTTTGTAACTAGTGACACTTTCTGCTTTTTGTGTTACATAATTACTTCTAATTGTGTTACTGGTGCTAGTTACATTATGTCCCGATAGTATCGTTGATGCTAGTAATACAGCTACAATCTTCTTCCTCACTTAATACCTCCTTTACCCCTAATATACATTCTGAACAAATACCATATTCACATGATTTACCATCTAAACAGTCTATTTGTTCTGATTCTGGTGGAATGTACAGCCCTTCTTTCAACTTATACCTCCTTTCCTAATATATTATAATATATTTTATAAAATAAATCAAATCACTTTTTAGATATATTACAATATATGATTAGATGATTAGATATAGATTATTATATATCCCTCTATATCAATCCCAATCATATCTATTTTGGATTCCAATTGATTATATATATAAATCTATATCTAGAAATTAGGATTCCTCCTGGGGATGATTTAGGAAGATATAGAGGGATATAATTGTTTGATTATCTTATCATTATTTATTTGGTATATCCATTGTTCTCAAACCAATCCTCTAAGTCTTTCATGTATAGGATTAGTTCTTGAAGTCTATCATTTCTTAGTCTTACTTCTCCATCTGGTAGTTTCTCTGTAAATCTTTCTTGAGGTATTGGAAACCTTTCACCTATTCCTTTATTATTAAGGTAGATACCAATAATAGATGTTACTATCCATACTAATAATGGAATCAATAAACATATAATAATTGTTTTGGTTGATATACCAAATACAAGAAGTATAACAAGTACAATATAGGCAATTGTAAATCTAATTGTCTTACATACATATTTTGCTATACTTAATATACCTTTAAGTACAAGGTGCAAATATGTTTTAATTGCATCAATCACCATATATGTTCCTTTCTATCTTACTTTTAACATAGCTCCTTTTAATATTAAGCTGCTCTCTTACTCTCTTCTCAAAGGCATCCACTTTACACCATGAACAATTTGTATTATCATTGATGTAAAAGCTCTTGTGTGTTTCTTTGCAGATAGCACAATGTGTAGCCTTGATGTCTGATTCTTCAATAGCTGAAAACAAACGTACCGTAACAGTTGGTAATTGCTTATCTTTCTCTTTTACATACTCAACAAGTATATCTCGCAATTCATCTTTACTAAGCACGTTTGAAGCATACCATTTACAAGCTTTCAAATATGCATCTTTCATGTTCTTTGCTGTAAATGATTTCTGGTATATTACATCTGTATACTTTGCCATTATTCATTACCCCCATTTTTGCATTTTGTGGCAATATATAGTCTAGCATTATTTACTTCATTTCTAGCTACACCATCAACATATTCATTATATGTGTCGCCATTGTGCCCCTTTACTTTAATCAATTTGCACTTAATACCTGCATCTCTTAATGACTTTTCATAACCGATGTATACTTCCCACATCTTTCTGTTCTTTACTGATGAACCCTTAGATGTTCTCCAGTTGTTCTTCTTCCATGATAATACCCAATTGTTATTTACTGCATTAACAACATAAGCACTATCTGAATAAATCTCAACATCATCAAAATCGTCTTTATTACTTAGAATGTACCTCATTGCTTCAATCACTGCTCTAAGCTCCATTCTATTATTTGTTGTATTGGGCATAAACCCTGATAATACTTTAATATCTTTTGTGCCTGTAAATACTACACCCCAACCACCTGGACCAGGATTATTAGAACAAGCACCATCTGTGTAAATCTTAATCTTTGCCACTTATTTTCGTTTCTCCCTTCTCTTAATCTTCTTTACTATTGAATAAGCTGCTATGTTTGTTTTTATAAACACCTCAAATAAACTTATACCATATATACTACCTAAAGTACTTAAGTCTTTTCTGTTATATATAATACAATGCCATATATCACATTTGTCACCAGATACTGGGTCTTGCTGTATTCTTACAAATATACCATACTTATTGCACATTATATGTAGTGCTTTTTCTAAGTGACATGGTTCTAATTCATCATCTGGTATCTTGGACAATGGTGGTATTATTTTTAGTGCTTTTAACAACTTATCTCTGTTTCTTTGTTCCCTGAAATCTAAGTTCAACAATTCTTCTGTCGTCATATTGTTACCTAACTTAAAATGGCCGAGAGACTTATAAGTTCCCCCGGCCACCGTATACATATAAAGAATCTTTAACTCTAACTCAAGTGTAGCGTATTTACTGTTGTTTCAATTTGTTGTTGTTTTACATTGTTAATAGTTACTAATTTGTTTTTTTGCGACGTGGCGTTCTTGAAAGAACACCTATGTTAATTTGTAATTTCTTTTACCTACTTTAAGTACATATTCGTTATTCAGTTTTTAAGGTACAGGTATTCTAACCACTTTCAGATGCTTACCGATTAGATGTCCCAATCGTCATCGTCGTCATCATCTTCGTCATCATCATCCTCTACTGGTTCAGCCTTCTTAGCTGCTTTCTTGCCCTTCTTAGCCGGCTTCTCCTCTACTTCCTCTTCCTCTTCATCCCAGTCATCGTCCTCTGCATCTGCCTCGGCCTCTGCTGCAGCTGCCTCTTCGTCAGCTTTCTTTAAGAGGTTAGCGTAGAACTTAGCAGTCTTCTTCGCTGCTGCCTTAATGCCTCTCTTCTTGCACTCCTTGAAGAGTTCAATAGCATCCTTACCAGCATATGGGTCATCTGACTTCTTTGCAGCCTTCTTAACTGGCTCCTTCTTCTCCTTCTTAGCTGGCTTCTCCTCTACTGGTGCATCATCATCTGCATCCTTATCTTCCTTATCACCATCACCAAGTAAACCAAGCTGCTGTCTGATGCTCTTATTTACCTTATTAGCTGATAAGTAATCCGGCATATAGCTGAACATCTCAACTACTGCATCCTGATTAGGACCATTTACAATCTTTGCTACCTTAGCAACCAGCAGTGGATATCTTCTACCAAGGTCCTGAATTGCCTCTGCATCTTCTCCTTTAGCGATAATCTCAACTGCTTCACCAATCTGATAATTTCTTGCCATTTTTGTTTCCTCCTAAATTTGTTTTGTTTTTTTTGTTTACTTTACCTTCTAGGTACTATATATTAAACACCATTGATGGTGTTAATATCCATTTTGTATAGCAGATAATGCTTTGTAATATTTATTTGTACCATATACCCTTAATGTATTGATGGTATCTTTATCCATACCCTTCAGTACGGTTATTGTCAAAATCTCTTCCATGCTTAATTTTGTTTCTTCCAACTTTGAAACCATTGTTAAGCATCTATAAGAGAATGTTGCCCTTATTCCATTTGACTTTGCTTTCTCCCTTAAACTTCTTACAAAGTTAACCAATTCTCTGTTACCTTTCGTAAGCTTTAATTCAATAGGTAAGCTATAGTCAAATTCTATAATTGCAAATCTATCAAGTGTTGCTTGGTCTAATACCATTCTACCTGTATAGAGTTCATCTGCACCTGAACCAACTGTGTTACCGGCTGCTACGAAATGAACATTACCAAGAGTTACTCTACCATTTGGAAATTCAAAGTAACCATTTGCAATAGCTGCATTTATAAGTACCAATGCCTCAGGTACCGATGCATCCATTTCGTCTAAGAAGAAAATACATTCTTCGTTATCAGTACATGCTTTATAGAACTCTGTCTCCTGATATGTACCACCAGCATCTATAAAACCAGTTAACTTATACTCCTGTTGAACTGAGTTTGTATAGTAAAAGTTCCAACCATTTTCTCTAGCAATTTGTTCAACCGTATAGTTCTTACCAGAACCAGCTGGACCTGCAAGATATATAGGTATATTGGAATCTAAACATGCTCTGATTGTTTCATACTTCTCATGTCTAACTTTCTTAGGAAGTTTAAGTTCTTCCTCTTCAGGCTCTTTAGCCTTTTCTTCTACTGGTTCTTCCTCAACCTTTTCAACCTCTTTAGGCTCTTCGTCTTTGTTTTCATCACGTATTGCCCTTGTTGGTTGCGGTTCAATAGCTTTCTTTTTGAGCCTTTCGTACTTCTTAGATTGGCTCACTGTACTTTTTCTTTTGTAACCTCTAACATCATACTCTCTTGTGATGCTATCTACTACATACTTGTCATCAAATGGGTTTTGATGAAATGTAACTCTGCATCCAGAAATAATAAGTATATGGTTACCATTTGAATCTCTTCCGCATTTTCTAATGTACGGATATAATGTACTTGAATTGTCAAACTTTACAACCACTCTAAAGAAATTTGTACCATTTGCAGGTTCTATTTCTGTAACTGTAAAGTTTACTGGCTGCTCTTTCGACATTTCTGCACCTCTTCTTCTTCTGAAATACTAATTTTTAATTCTATTAAATTATATCATATTCCATAAAGTCCGTCAATAGAAAATTGAAAAAAAATTATAAATCTTTTAACTCTTCCAATGTACTTATTTTTGTTACATCTTTTGTTATAAAGTTTGGTAATACAAACCCATCAAAGGATGCATCTACTACACTACCTTCTACATTTGTACCGTAACCACTAGTATAGCCTCTTACCATATCTGGGTATACTTCAACCAACCTAAATAACAATCTTCTTTGCATTGATGGATGTGTTAATGGAAAAGCTAATTTACTTATGTTAAGTCTTTCATTAGCTCCCTTTAGTTTTATAGATGCCATAAAGTTCATCTTGCCATCCCATCTGTTTTTAGTATCAAACAAAAGAAACAAGTTTACTCTGTAGTTTTGTGATTCTAACTTAGTTACCAATCTGAATTTCTTTACACATTCTTCAGCTATCTTCTCTGCTGATACATCACATAGATAACTAACTCTTACATACAAACTAACTACTTTTTGTTTAACTGGTTTCATTTGTGTACTTATCATGTTGTTTGGTACACCCATAAGATATAAAGGTACAATTGGTTGAAATCCTTGTATACCATTTACTCTTTTCATGGTTTGTACTGGTTGTAACTTTTTCTCGGTCTTTAACAGCTTTGTAAGCTTTTCTGATGTATCTGGTACACCATTCTTTAATAGCTCTACCGCTTCATCAAATGAACTTGTACCATACCAATGACTTCTTTCAGTGCTCTGTGATGCTAAAGCTGTTTTTCTACCATATCGTTTTGCATCTGCATCAGCATCCGAGAAAACTTTGTTTGTTGGTGTCTTTTTGATGTACTCGTAAAATTCATTTATACTATCAAATTCTACTTTGTGAGTATCAAATTCTCCCACCATTTGTTTGCTTATTTTCATTTATGTTACCTCTACAACTAGATTAAATGTTTTATCATTCGTATCTGTATTTATTATATCATAGATAAAATCATAAATCAATAAGCAATTTTAATTTTCTTCCCTTAATTTTTCTTTATCTCCAACAAACCAAAACATTGCTATACCTGCTGAATCAGCTGCATCGTTATCATATTCGTACTTTACACCATTTTTCTCAAATGTACCTTTTTGTTTTCTTCCTTTTACTACCCTGAGTATACTGCTTTTGAAACCTTTGCTACATACCCATTTAACTGTAGGCCATTTCTCTGGAGGTACACCATACTTATTGTTTTCTGGTTTACTCGTACCAACAACCTGTGCTTTCCAACATCTTGTATCAACAGAATATACTTTTATGTCAGATGGATGCATTTGGTCTACTATTGTAGCATTTAGTGCACCTATTGACTTAATGTAATTTATGTTCAAAAAACCTTGTGACTTTAATCTTATCCTTTCGATTATACATACCAGATTTTCTGATTTACCACTAACACCTTTTATAACTTTATTTAGCGTCTTGGCTATCTTTCTTCTCTTTTGTGAGTTTGTTTTCAAACCCTTAAAATCAATATGGGAGACCTTAATTAGTCTCCCATCAACTGCTATAGTTACGCCAGTATTATTGTATGACTGGTCAATACCTATAACTATTGTTTTGTACTTTTTCTTTTTCATTTTCCTACAATCTCTTATTTCGCATTCTACACAGTCTTGTGAAATTGCTACACCATATATTGGACATGGTCTACTCATTTGCCTGTACTACCAAAGCCATCTGCTCCCCTAGCACTATCAATGGATACTTCTTGTACCTCTTCCAGACCATTTGCATATACTACTGGTTGGATAACCATTTGGACCACTTTGTCACCAGCTTCAAAAGTATAATCTTCACTCCCAAAATTGTAAATGCGAGTAACGATTGAGCCATTATAACCTTCATCTATTACACCTCCAAGACATACAACACCATGTTTTATATTCAAACCTGATTTACTTTCAAGCTTACCAAATGTATTTTGTGGCAACTCTACATGTACACCTGTATCAATTACAGCTGAACCATTAGCTGGTATTGTCACTCTACATGGTGTTCTTAAATCCATACCTGCATCTTCCCAAAGATGTCCAATTACTGGAGCAAAAGCTCCTTCATCTAATGCATATCTCATTATAAAAACCTCCTATTGTTTTTCTTTGCTTTCTGCCCTACATCTATTAAGAGCTATCTTAATTTTACCATCTGATATAGGCACATCATAGCCATTAAGATAGGCAATAACATTTGATAATGTCTTACCAACTCCTGATACTATGCATATTGGCTTTTCATCAACACATACAACAGTTTTGTAAGTTGAATTATATTGCTTAATTCTGTGAGTTGTTATGTTCATTCTTCTACCTCTTTCATTTGCCTATAATAAATCCAATGGCAAAACCTATAAGGAATGCACATGCCGGCATAATTATTATTGCAATCGTAATCATTCTTCCACATCCTTTACATCAAAGCCATTCTCTGTCTTTACAATTGTACAACGTGGTACCCTTTTCTTGGGAGTACGATACTTCTTCATGCACATATTTACCATGTGTGTAAGCTTTGATGCCTGTGTCTTATAAAAACCATCTTCATCCTGCAAATCATGCTGCGAGATAATATCCTTAGCCATATCAATATATGTCTTTGCTTTATTGAGGTCAACCTTTCCACCTTTGTTTTTGTGCCTCCAGATATACTTAAAGGCATTCATAAAACAAAATTCAATGGTAGCTTTCGTACCAAAAATAACATCCATTACATCAATACATTCTACTGAACACTCTTCATAATGTTTCGGCTTTACATTTTCTTCGCTCATAATCTCTCGCCTTTCTTAAACCAACATACATCTCTCATAGCACATGTCTTACATTTCTTATCATCTGGGTTTCTGTAACCTTTACCTTTAGGTCTAGCAACCAACTTATGCTCTTTATTTACTTTCTTGTATGCTGCCTTTATCTCCTCACATCTTTCAATGAAAGGATTTACTATTTCCTGGTCAAAATCATAAACCTCTACCTTGAACTCCTGGTTGTTTTTATTCTCTGATAAAACAAACCCTTTGTGAATACCAGTTAAATACATATACCATTGCATCTGTTTCCAAGCTGATGGATGTCTCTTTGGAACAACTGTCTTGTCATACGTATACATATTTACTGACTTTAACTCACCAATCATCTTTCCATCATAGAACTCTGGTATCTCACAAATGATATCTGGTGTAAAACTTACTTTGTACTTTTTATTGAACTGTGTTACATCCAAATCATTTACACCAGAATAACCTGCCCTAATGAAAAGTCTTTGCCATTTCTCATGTACTGCATTACCTTCTTCAAAGATTCTCATTAGGCCTACAGATAATTGTTCTCCCTGCTTTTGCTTATACATCAAAGCTAAAACCTGTTCTCTTAAACAAAAAGCACTATCTTCAACTATTAGTGCTGATGCATGTAAACCAGACCTTTCCTGTGAACCAAGTCCTCTTGTCATAACCTGCCTTACAAAATCTGGTTCGTTTACTGTGTCTTTGTCCAGATAAAACATTCTATTGAGTATCTTCTGTAGCTTTAATGCCTCAGTAGATTGTATCATAGTTCTGTTTCCCCTGGCATCCTTTTTAATCTCGTCTATTATTCCCATAATGGTTCATCTCCATGCTTAGGTGGATTCAACAAATCCCACCTTATTATTTCATTTAAGTATGCTGACATACTTTCCTTTTCGTCTATCAAAATCCATTGACAAAAATCATTAGCATCTTTGTACTCATCCCAATCGTCAATGTTTGATACTGCCTTTTCTGTTACATCATCTACAACAAATACTTTATGTCTATTGATACACTTTATACAAATATACTGTGCACCTTTTAATGATATACCATACCCCATAAGATTTTCTATAACCTCATGTGTTTCCATATCATCAAAACCATACCACTCTAAATCGGATACAATTGCTTTAATGGTTTTCAAACACCATATAATCTTCTTTTTACTTTTTCTTGGTGTTACTTCCTTGAACAACTTTGTTACTTTCTTGTAGTTCTTTATAATATCCTCATTACTTGGTAGTGCATACCATGTTGTTGGTCCTACACCCTTTATTGTATTTCTTCTTTTTGTACCAATAGCCTGCCTAAACATTGCCTCTAATGTTATAGCAATCTTGTCATCAAACATTTCGTTAAACACCTGTCTAACTATTGTTTGAGTTAGATTCTGTTGTGGTATTCTTATACCTGCTCCTCTAACAGCTGCTCTTTTCAATGACTTACCTAAGCATCTTATTGTGTAGTTATACATTGCATAATCTACTTCTAAATTGAAATACTTATACCAATGTTCATAAAATTCATCTTCGCTACAACTAAAACCAAAGTTACCAGAATAACCTTGTTCTACTGTTACAAAGTGTTCACCATCAACAATAAAGTATTTTCCCTCTTTTACTCTAAGCCAACCTGTACATAAGTTTGTGCTATATGTTTTATCCAAATCGAAAAATGGTATTTTAATGAAAAACATATAACTCCTCCTTTACTAAGAAACTATATTTGCTATGCCAGCGTTTGCTATCATTCTCTTACATATCGGACATGGTTCAGCCTCTATCTGTTTTCCATTTTCTTCACCATACAAATATAAAGTAGAACCTATCATGTCTTTTCTTGATGCTGATAACATAGCATTTTGTTCTGCATGAACACTACCACAATCTGAATAATCACCAGAATTATGTGGCTTATTTATTCTGTTACAATAACCAAGGTCTATACAATTGGTTAAGCCTCTTGGATTACCATTGTAACCTGTAGCAATTATCTCGTCATTGTTTACTATAACTGCACCATACTGTCTTTTTAGACATGTACTTCTTTTACTAACAGCTTTAGCAATACCAAGATAGTATTCCTTTTTAGATGGTCGTTCCATATCAGAACCTCCTGCCTTTATTCATCCTTTCCACTTTCTTTAAGTACCTCAAATAATCATACTCATATTTATAACCATGTGGTGCAGATGGACTCTTTATACCAAGCTTTTTCTTAAGGTATGCCTTAGCATACCTCATAAGCTTTTTACGTTTACTCATATTCACCTTCTGTATCTTCCCAATCATCTTCGTCTTTGCTTTTTCTACAGCCATACTCTTCTCGTCTCTGTTTCATAATATCAGCTCTAATAGCTTTGACATCATCAAATGAAACAAAACCTCTATCAAAGAAAAGTGGTATTTCACATTCCTGCATTGGGTTGTTTACCTTTGATTTAACAACCTTACATTTCATAATCATACCAACCTTTTCGTTGGTAGCTGTGTTGTTAGGATTCTTATTAGGTATATCAATCCATGCTCTTCTTGCAACCTGTATTCTCAATGATGCTGCATGCTTTAACTTATGACCACCAGGTGTATCCGTCTTTTCACCAAACATCATTGCATTCATTTTATCTCGTACCTGATTTATGAATATTACCGTTGTACCAGTAACCTCTATGATTTCCTCTAGTACTGGTAAGTACTTATTCATAAGTCTTGCAACTCCACCAATTCTCTGTTCCTCGATGCTATCTCTTTTTACTGCTTTCTCTACCTTTTCTACATCATCTTTAGGTAGCATACTTGGTACAGAGTCTATACAAATAAGTGGTATGCCTGCTTTTGCAAACTTTATTGCTTTATTGAACGCATCTTCACCAAACTTAGCTCTGTACACTAACAACTGTTTTGGTTTGTTACCAAATACCTTTGCTCTATCTGCATCAAATGTTCCCTCAATAGGAATGTCTAAACATAAATCATGTAAGCCACATAAGTGATAAAGTAATGTTGTTTTACCGGCTGATTCTGGACCATATATCTCAATTACTCTACCTTCTGGCATACCACCACCAATTATAGCATCCAGGTCCTCAATCCCAGTAGACCATCTAGCTATGTTTAAGTTAGCGTATTTGGAGCCAATCGTATAGATTGACCCCTCGCCCTCTTTCTTGTTTATCTCTTTGCAAAGTTTAATGATTGCATCTTTGTTAGTTTTCGCCATCGTTACCATCCTTAGATTTGAGAACAATATCGAGGATTTCGCCAACACTATCTGATTCTAAAACCCTCTTTACTATTCTAACCATCATCTTCTTTTTGCATGCCTTAATGATTAAAGATACCAGAGCTACAAACTCTTTTGTAAGGGCACCTTTATGAACCTCTACATAATCAATAAGTACCAGCACCATGAGCTTTTCTACATCTTCAGCATCCTTCTCACTTTCGTTACATACATGTGTACAATAAGAAATGAAACTTACCATAAACTCTTCACAGTAAACTCCAAATCCTAAATCCCTGGTAAACTTTTCAATTACCTTTGTAGCTGTTTCCTCGTCCTCGATTTCTTTCAATTCAACTTCTTTTAAGTTTCTGTAAGCCTCAATAGCTTTCTTTGCCTCTTTCTCAGCTCTCTGCTTAAATAAATCCCTTGACATTTTCTTTTACTCCTTTACTTTACTTACGCTAGCAAAACCAACAAGATTACCGATGTTATCTACAACTGCAACTTTTGATGTACCATCACCATTTGCTTTAGCCTTTGATAACAAGTATACATACCCTGTATGCATATCAAGGTAATCGTTCCAACCGTACTTTTCAATGATGTTTTCTAAGGTCATATTATACCTCCTTTAATTTACCATATCTTTATCATATATCCATTATATCATAAATAATATGGTAAATCAATTTACATTTAGAATTATTTTATCTTTCCTTTTCTGTTTGCCCTAGACCATAAAGCTGAATTATAAAGTTTTACTTTCTTTATGTACTGCTTTTTATTGAAGTCTAGTGCACCCATTTCAAGTAATAATTCCTTTACCTTTTTATTTACCTTGCTACCGTTAGGATTATCAGCCATTCTGTCAAGGAAATCATCAAATGAAACAAATACACCATTCTGTTTTCTTTCATCTAATATTACCTTAGCTGCTACATCACCAATTCCTTTTATTGTAGTAAGTCCCTGCTGTATAGCATATTCACCTTCTACTTTTCTTAATGATGTTACATCCTTTGAGTAATTTACATGTGGTAAAAATACTACTCCACCATCAGCTACTGCATTCTCACAAAATACATTGAAATCAGCTTGTGATTTAGCATATTTTATTTTACTAAACCAATAAACAGATGGATAATGTACTTTGTAATAACATTGTTCTACAGATATCAGAGTATAACCAACTGAATGGCCCTCATTGAATGAATAGTCGTAGAACTTTTTGAAAATGTCTTTAGCCTGCTCTTTTGGAATACCAAGCTTTTTAGCTCCCTTAATAAAGTTTGCTTCGAACTTAGGATAAAACTCTTCAAAGTACCAGTTAAACTTAGTAACACCAATCTTCATCTTTGTAATAGCATGTGCTTCATCCCATGTCATGCCTGCAATCTCTACCGCCATTCTCATAATCTGTTCCTGGTAGATAATTGTACCGTATGTTTTCTGTAAATAGTGGTCTAATGCTGGTATTCTTTCTCCAAGTTCACCTATCTCTGTTGCCTCTTTATTGGCTGCATATCTTTCTGGCATTCTCTGCTTTAATGGACCAGGTCTATTCATAGCTGATGCAGCAACTACATCTTCAAAACAGTTTGTATGAATATTTACCAATAATTGCTGTACTGATGCTTTCTCTAACTGGAATACACCATCCGTATCTCCTCTACTAAATGCATCAATTACCTCTGGGTCCTCAACCATTGATATATCAAATCCTGGTGTACCAGTTGCTTTTCTACAATCATTTATCTGGGACATTGTATTCAGTCCCAAAATATCAAACTTAATAACACCAATATCTTCAATATCTACAAGGTCGTAGTTCGTAAAGTATCTGCCTGATTTCTTATCAATTCGTATAGCCGAATACCTTAATAAGTTATCACCTGTAATAGCTACACCAGCTGCATGAGTTCCAATGTACCTAACTTTATTATACATCTTTAAGAAGTGTACCATAATATCTTCGTACAGGTTGTTGTACTCTTCAAATCTTGAATCAGCTTTTAAAGCCTCTTCATTAAGGAAACCTTCATCAATATAACTGTTTATATATACCTTGATATCTTTTATGGTTCCCTTATTAGCTTTTACTTCAACCTCGTCCATTGACTTATCTGTAAGTAATCCACATACCTTAGCTAAATCATTTATGAGGTTATCTACTTTGTATAAACCATAACTACATACCTGAGCTGAATGACCTTTGTACTTATCCAACAGATATTCAATTACCTCTGCTCTCCTATCTGTTTCAAAGTCAATATCAATATCCGGCATCTTCTTTCGTTCCTTCATCAAGAAACGTCTGAACTCTAAGTCAAAATAGATACTATCTACTTCAGTGATTTTCAAAGCATAACATACAATGGAGTTACAAGCTGAACCTCGACCAGGTCCTACTGCTATACCTTGGTCTTTAGCCCAATTTACGTAATCTTGTACCATTAAGAAATAATCTTCAAACCCATGGTACTTAATTACATCCAGCTCTTCCTTTGCTCTATCAATATACTTTTTGTTATACTTTCCTCTTTCTTTAAGCCCCTGCTTTACATTCTTGACTAATACCTTAAATGTATCTTTCACACCCTCTAACTTTGGAAGTACCTGTTGTAATTCATCCAAGTAATTGAGTTCACATTTATCCTCTATTTCTTCAAGGTTTTTAGTCATCTGTTTGGCTAACTTAATAGCCTCTTTTCTACCAAAATCTTTCTCATGCATCTTTACAAATCTTTTAGCAAGGTCACCGGGCTTTGGCATATATCTATCATAATATGTACCTTCAATCCATTCTTCATCGTGACCAGCTATCTGATGCATCTTTAAGTATGTAGGCCAATCATCTTTCCTACCTCTATGAGAATCTGATGTTAAAATACATTTAACACCCTCTTCATTTGCCAACTCAATAGATGTTATGTTTATCTTTTCCTGTAGGCCTTCATCACTTACTTTGTATGGCTGAATCTCAATGTAGAAATCATCACCAAAAATATCAACCATTGTTCTGATAAACTTTCTTGCCTGCTTTATTTTATTAGCAGCTATACATCTAGCTAAGTAACCTGCTACACATGCTGAAGTACAAATCAAACCTTCGTGATACTTCTTTAGTATTTTGAAATCCCAGATTGGATTGTAATACTTTTGTTTCTCACCCTCAAATTGAATTGTATTCATATTCTCATAGCCTTTCAAGTTCTTAGCTATAAGAATCAAATGTGTACCTCTGTCTTTCTCTTTCCACTTAGGTAAGAAATAACCTTCTACACCAAGAATTGCTTTCAAATCGTTTTCTTTACAAGCTTTATAAGTTTGTATCAAACCATTTGTATTACCATGATTTGTAGTACATAATGAATCATATCCAAGCTCTTTAGCTAATTTAGCTAATTCATCTGGTTTACCAAATCCATCAAATGTACTAAACATATCATGCCGGTGTAAATCAAACTCTTTTCCCATATTTAGCTCCTTTTAACAACTCATCATAGTAATTCTTTACCACTTCATAATTTGTCATAGCTTTATAATATGTTGCTGTTCTAAGTTCTCTAATAACATTCATATCTTCATTTGTACCGTAGTGCATTTTGAACCTTTCGCACATATTACAAATTGAATTACTCTTTCGCGATGACCCTGGTCCTGGGTGAAACTCTTTAATCTGTAAATCTCTATATTTTATTATATCATAAAATCTATGGTCTGTCAATTTAATTTCATCATATTTTACATCATAATGTAATATTGGTATACATCCCAGTATAATGGATTCCATAAATCTTACAATTGGAAAGCTACCATCATCTGTTTCTGAAATCAATGTATACTTACTTAACATTAAGTTGTAATAATACTCGTCTTGTGGAACTGCTTTTGCTCTGGTTTCTGTTTTACCAAATACACCTGCATTTCCTTTAATTGGGTTATTCCACCATGCTGACCAGATTCGTTTATTCAAAAACACTGTAGTCAAATAACCAAATTCTTCAACCATTGGCTTATTCTCTTTACATGCATACCAATAGAAATCTTGTACCTTATCTATATCCTGTATGTATGTATTTGCCAATGCCCATTCGTATGTTGGACCAAGTTGTGTATTCTTCCACTCCCATGGCCCTATTCTTTTGTACCATCTAAAGTCCCATACATCTCTGTAATCAACTTCGTTTGGATTCAATACAAATTGATATACATTATTGCTTTCAAAAGCTTTTGCACATGCCTTAATAAATAATAATCTAAGTATGCGCATTCTAACCTGCTTGCTTTTACCTTCGAAAGCGTACGTTGGGTCTTGCATAGCTTTCTTTTCGTACTTTTTAATCAGCTCTGCTGGCTTAATATCCATAAACCTAAATGATGGTGAGTTTATAATAATAACATTTCTATAATAACGATTAACTGTCTTAAAGTGATTAAAAGTACTATCCCAATCTTTACATGTCCAGGAATCTGTTACCTTTATAACTGGTATTTCTTCAGCATCAATATACTTTTCCAGCTTATCGTTATTATAGAAGTCTATAATCTCTACATTATCCACAAATGTTATAATTTGTGTTATCATCATTTTTATTATTTCTTTTTGTGTAGCAGGTATCTTATCAGCTATTACAATAGCTGTTCTATCACTTGTTATCGCTGGCAATTAAGTTTCTCTCATACAAATGCAGTGACCCAGCAATATGAGTATATGTACCAAGCTCAAGACCTAATTCCATACTCATTAAAATCTGCATATTTGTAAACTGAAATACATCGTATGGGAATCCCATCCAAATGTCATTACTTCTCATATATGTTACCGTATATAACTTTCCTTCTCTCACAAAGAACTGTAAACATACTGTACAATTTACATCTTTGCTTTCCTTATCGGATGGCTCTTTAATATGAATAATAGCTCTTCGTGAGTTTGGGTTTTTCTTGAGTTCTTCTTTCGCGAATTCCCACTGGTCAAACCCATATTTGTTTTTGATACACCAGCCATAATTAGAATTGACATGCTCTCCGTCATCTGTCATTCTATCCCAGCCCTTGGTGTACTTCTGAATCTCTTTCAGCTTATTGTTACCAGATAGATACCACAACATTTCTCCAATTGCATATCTCATTGGTAGCTTTCTGATTGAGTTCTTCATAATGTTTTTAGTTGGGTCTGAAATAACTGTCTGCGCATTTATTACTTCGCCAACAACATCCCCGTCTCTGCTTGAAGAGGATAACTTCATGCTGGATAATAAATGGTACCAATAAAGCCATGCCTCGTCAATATCTTTACATGTGATAAACTGATTAAACTTCATTTCCTTCACCTGCTATTTCTAAAATCTTACTTGTAATAAAACTCTTATCCATGAACTTTAAGCCATATCTCAAATCACGAATAATTGAGTTTCTTAAACTAACATTTTTCCTAAAGAACTGTACCTTTTCAGCAACCTCTCTGTCATTTCTAACAGTGAGTAAATCTGCATTTGTACCAGCATACTTCTCGATTATATCTCTACCATAATCAACTGGGAATAATGGTAAGCATCCATAGTACAATGCCTCTAACAACCTTGCCGTCATGAAACCATTTTCATAGTAAACATCTTTAGCCAATAAGATGGTACATACTGATTTTTCATATACATTACCAATCTCTGATGCCTGTAATCTCTGACCAAAGTTTATATGTGACCATTTCTCAACACAGTCATTATAGCCATCCAGCAGCCAATTACCATAGAAAGTAATGTCTAAGTCTGAATCACTTGGAATGTACTTATCAATATAGTCATCCCTCTCGTATCTGTTACCGATGTAAACCAAATCTGTCTTATAATTTGCTTTTACCTCTGAACATCTAAGTAATTTACTACCGGCACATAACTCATTGTAGTCAAATGGAATCTCAACATGGTATGCTTGTGGCCAGTCTTTCCATTTATAACCTAGCTCAAGTACATATACATTGTTTCCTGAGTTTGGCATATTCCTAATATTTTCTACAGTTAACTTGTAATCCAAGTCAAATATAATTAACTTTACATCGTACTCTGCACAAAACTCAATAAGTACATTTTGAATAAAGTAATCTGGCTGGAAATCTTTTCCTCTTACATCGTTTCTGCCAGGAATCAGCATTCTCCATTCATGTAAAATAGCATCCAGCTTATCAATGCCATTCCTTAACCAGATATCATACAGCTGTTCTCTAGTTACATCTGACCAATCATCTATTCCATCATACATGTGCTTATGCATTTTCATGTAAGCTGTTGCTCTATCTAAGCAACAAAATCTTCTAAACATGTTTCTAACACCCTGTTTATGGAATGCATGCCTATCTCTATCTGGCATTATCTGATATACTTCTGCACCTGCATGCTGTAAACCCTGGATTATAGCCCATGAATAAAATGCATTTCCATCTGGTGTACTTAACTCATTACCATCTTTGTCCATTTTGATGTCAGCTAAGAAACCCCAGTAACTATACCCTATCTTCATAGTCATACCTCCTCTGACATACCAATTCACATTTGTCATTGTATGGACATACAAAGTTTGTCATATCTCTTTCATTTGCTTTGATAATATCATAAAACCTAGAGTTATTTATATTACCAATAACATTTGATGATAACATACTCTGACACCATACTACATCGCCATTGGTGTAAATGGTATGAACATGACTGGTACTATCACATTTTCTATGTCTACCATTGATGAAATCATCAAGCAACTGCTGGTCTTTATCATATAACATGTGTGAATATGACTCATTAAAATATTTCAGACTTTCAATACTTGGAGTTACATTGCCCTCTGCTTTAAGTAATTCCATATTCTGTGCTATACAGAAATAGATTTTATCAAAACCTAGCTGTCTAAAATATTCCATATCTTTATCTATATAGTTTTCATTAAAACTACTCAAAGTATAACTAAGCTTGATATTAGGAATATGTCCTCTCCAGGCTTTAATTATCTCTTCAATGTTTTTCAGATTGCCTTTAATACCTCTTATTTCATCGTGATGTGTACCATCACAGCTCATTGTAAGATTTTTGATATTGTGTGAAGCCAATAACTGTTCAAGTAACTTCAAACTAACAGCATTTGAAAGTACCGTATAGTTAATATTGTTTACATCACACCAATCAAGAAGCCTATCCCTCTGACTATACAGGGTAAATTCTCCACCGCCAAAAACATAATCAGCTTCAGGAAATTCTTTTATAACTTCCTCTACCTGCATAATGGAAAGTTCCTGTCTATGTGCCTGTCCATTCTTCCAAACGTGACAAGTATTACATCTTGAATTACAAAGATTAGTCAGATAAAACTGGATAAGTCTATTTGGACGTGCCATTATTTAGTCTCCTTTCTACTTCATCAATACATAAGTCAATAGTACCATAAGAACATCTATACTTATTCAATCTGCTGCTATCGTATAACATATCAAACTCAACCTGATGTTTTACCAGGTCTTTACCGTGTTCAGCAGATGACCTTTTAATATCAGTTGGCATTACCTGAATGATAAAGTACTTGTCTTTGTTCTTTAACATCTCGGCCTCAACACATGCCATATACTGCATTGGCTCTCTACTACCTCTATCTACTAAGCTGTATACTGATTCTGTCCAATGGAACCTGTCAAGAATTATGTTCTGCTGAAAAGCATCTGAATTCCAGAACTCTACAAGAGAATTTGCTCTGATATAATTACTGAAAATATTTCTGTCAACAGCATGTTTGTTACCAGCTGCAATCAAATCCAAATTTACATCATTTCCACCAAGTCTCTCCCGTTTGTAAATTGGAATATTGAACTTTTCACTTAACTTATTAGCTAACGTTGTTTTTCCAACTCTGTCAATACCTTCGATAATAAAAATCATATTTACTCCTAACTTATACAATAAATGGAGAGGCGTTAGCCTCCCCATCTTTTACATCATTTGATGTTGTTAATACGAAGCGTAACAGTATCCAGCTTATCCTTGATAATATCACTGAGGTCCTCAGCTGTCAAACCAGAATACATGCAAATATTCATAAGTACAATAAAGCAATCGGCTAATTCCTCAGCCTTTGCATCTTTATCATACTTCTCGTTCCGGAAGTTCTTCCATCGTTTATCTGCATCTAACACTTCACCAATCTCTGATACAAGCTGCTGAATATGATATGATGCTAATGTAGGTTTATCGACCGGTAATCCCATAACGGCAATTTCTTTACCATTATCAATAAACTCATCATACATACCTTTCTCCAGCATTGCTCTCTGATTTTCAGCCTGCTTTTCAAAAAGTTCCAATAATGTAGCTGTGCTCTGTGAATTACTCATCTTCGTCCTCCCATTCATCATCATCCTCGTCGTCACCCCAGTCATCCTGAGCTGCATCATATTCCTCTAAGAGGTTGATGTAGAACTTCTTTGGTTTCTTAGGCTTGGCATCCTTGATACCACGCTCCTTACAAAGCTTGAATAATTCCTTAGGTGTCATGGAATCATAATCTGGTGTATCGCCATCACCTTCATCCCATTCATCACCATCGTAATCATCATCAGCATCTTCGCCTGGTGTAGTCCACTCAATTTCTTCATCTTCGTCTTTGTGTGGCTTCTTGCCCTTCTTACTTCTCTTCTTTGTTTCTACCTCTTCCTCGTCATCATCAGAGGAATCGGACTCTTCAGCCGGCCATGCCTTGTCTAACATATCTAACAGCTGCTTCTTTGCGAATGGTTTTGCCTTTGCATTTCTGAACTTTACCTTATCCATTGGTACAACGGAGAATGTCTTGTTCTGCTGCTTACCTGATACAGATACCACATAATCTCTATCCATCAGTGTACCATAATTCTCATACATTGCAACCAAAGAAGGTAATGGTGAGCAGTTATTCATAGGGAACATAAATACCTGAACCTGATTTGTTTCATAGTTCCATACAGACCATGCATACTGACTTCGTGTTCTTAAACTACTGTCTTCGCAATAAGGACATTCCCTTCCGAAGATTTCCTGACAAGGTACATTGATACCTGCCTCAAATGAATCATGGAAAACAACTTCCATACCTTCATCCATATCCTGCAAAAATCTGATTCTCTGCTTCTCACCTTCTCTGAAGTAAATAAACTTTGCTTTACTTCCACCAGATTTCTTTGCATCTCTTTTAATACTGTCCAATAAGCCCATAATTTACATCCTTTCTTTATACTTCTTCATTGTTCTGCTATAACACTTATATAATTGCTTATTTGTCATTTCGCCAGGGTCTTTTATACCCTTTAGATATGCAAATCGTGTTACCTTAAAGATTGTTTTTAGATACTTAGTACCTTTTCTTCCACAAGGGTCATTATCTAATGCACTTATAATATGTTCTACACCAGCTGATTTCAATTTGCTTTCTTGTTGTGATGACATTTTCCATCCAAGTAAAGCAACCACATTATCTGGTTCTACACCTGCATCAATAAACCTAAGCCTATCCATATAGCCTTCAACAACTATAACATATTTCTTTTTGCCATAGTCTCCACATAAGGTTGTAGCCCTACTGAAACCTGTATTATACATGTACTTTCTGTACTCTTGTATATCCGGTTCCATTGTTCTGCATACCCATCCTTTGAACTTCCCATTGTCTAACATTGGAAATATTAAACCGTAGGAATTATTAAAGGTTGGTTTTGCTTTTACTATGTTTAGTGTCTTTTTGGAATATCCCCTGTATGACATATAATCTATGATTTGAGATACCTCTGGTAGGTCCATAGGGTCTTCCCAGTCAATCGTAATCAATCCATGATAATAATCATAGGCTATGTCATAAAGTTCCTTGGTGGACTTCCTAGAGGTCCTAGTCGACCTCTTAATTTTTATATCTGATACCTTATTTGTTTTTAGGATATGCAGATATTTTTTGTATGCCTGTAGGTCATTTAAGTTATTGTACTTGGTTTCAATTTCTTTCACCAATTGTTGTGCATTACCATGTCTGCCACAACCGAAACAATAATAAAAATTACCTCTTACATCTACTTTCATAGATGGTCTTACATCATCATGTATAGGACATACAATCTTTGGATTTTCTTCCATTATGTTTGGAGCTAAACCGTAATACCTTAACACTTTAGCCATTTCTAGCATATCATACTACTGGCTTTCTAACCGGATTCTTCTGCCTTATTGGTGTAAACCTGTAATATGGTTTCTTGAACTCAATCTGTGAACATTCTTTAACAAGCTCAGCATCAACCTCACCAAGTTCTACTGCATTGTTTAGTGCATCATAATCAACGGTTGGTACTCTTTTAATAAACTGCTTTACATCCTTGTAAGTAATACCCTTATCCTTTAAGAAGTTAAGTAAACCCATAATGTCTGTCACCTTGTAACCATTATGAATTACTTTCTTTTTAAGAATCTTATCTGTACATCTACGAATAAATGTCATTGGGTTAATTACTACTTTGGTTGGTTCTACCTTCTTTACTTTTACACCAATTAGACCCATGTACATATCAGTTGTCTTTACCCTGATTTCATTGTTCTCATTAGCGTATTTATCGAAGTACAAATCCATATCGGATTCAAACTCCTGTTTAATCTCGTTGAAGGCTTGTGTATGTTTATCGTAGTTTACCTTTGATTCATAATAAAAGATAAGTGAATCTCTAAGGTATTGTTTTTCATCAACCTTTTCCTTAGCCATTACTCCACCTTACCTTTTAATAAGTTGTAAACTCCTTTAGGCCAGCGTTTATTTGTCTTAACCCAAATTACTTCATCAAAGGATACCACATACTCTACACCATAAGCTGTCTGTACCTTGAACTTTTTATTCTTGGTACTTCTTCTGATAATCTTGGCTGATTTAACTTTCATACCAGGTAACTTAAAAGCGATAATTGTACCAACATCTGCATCATCAATGTATCTTGCCTTGTTAATTTTCTGAACCTCTGTAAGCTCTCTAGCTGGTTTCTTAACTTCTTTGCTTACATCTTCGATAGTAACTTCATCAGATTCTTTATCATCAATCTGTGATACATATACATCTAAGATTGCCTGTACCAAATCTAATTTCTTCATGTCATGTCTACCGGTAATTTGTAATGGAGTTGCATACTGTTTAATCAACTCCTTAACAGTCAGCTTATTGAGCGTTTCTCTGTTTACCTCAACCGCCTCACTAACTGTCATATTTTCTTTTTCTACCATTTCTCAAATACTCCTTTCTGCTTTACATTGTACTAAATAATAAAGTGTTTTCTAAAACACTCATTAACTAATTAACTTTTCTACTTACTACTCTAGCATAAATTATACTCTGTAAATCTAATTATGGACTGATATAATATATAATACAGATATAATTTGTATTACATAAATACAATGTATATTATACTTATATAATACTAATTATATAGTATATATAATATATATACTAATAATATAATATATCTGTAAGCCATATTCATATCATATTTAGATTATATCATATAATTCCGAGTCCGTCAATAGAAAATTTAATTTTATTTTTATATGCCAGTTTATGTACCAGCATACGTTTTTCCATATATATATTATAAGAAGGAATTTTTCTCGAAACACTTCTTGTACGTCTTTTTTATGAGTTCTATACTAAAAACAGCTTTCTCGTTCTTAAATGTTGGATGTGTATGGCAGTAGTTCTCATACATCTTTATATCATTTAACAACTCATTAAAGTACTCTTCAGTATGTAAAACATCAGGCTTATGACTTATCTCGTCTGCACAAAGTAAAATTCTTCTTCTTGCTGAGATAGCTTTGGCTTTCAAAAATTCTTCATCCTGTTTATTGTTCCACTCCTCAAGCTTATTTACTTTTTCATCTATTTCATTTAACTTTGCTAAACTTTCTTTATTTATGCTTTTACCGATTTGCTCTAATATCCAAGTCCAAGGACTAAATCTCTTGCTGAAAGCTTGGATAAGGCTGGTTACACCTATGAAAGCTACGCCAGCCATCCATGTCAAATCTTGTAATTGCAGTAAAGGAATTCTACCGCTCATACAATTACATAGTCTCCATTTCCTTCATAATCTTTGTGATAATCTGTCTTTCCTGTTCCGTCGCTGCATTTTGGAGCATTGTATTGAGTTTTTCTTTCATATCAGTATGACCAGAATAACCTCTATTATTTGCACCTCTCATATTACCTCTAGTTCTCTGATAAGGAGAGCTATTATAATATGCACCACTATTATTCATGTTATTAGTATTATTTGGTGCAAAGCTGTTATCAAAGTCACCGCCATAAACTGCTTCTTCCATCAATGGAATCTTTTCAGCTATCTCGGAAAGGTCCTTTGATATATCTACTGCAACATCTAAACATTGGTAGTCTTTTGGTGAAATATCACCTTTAGCAATTACCCCTCGTATATCTTTGTCAAGGAGGTTTTGCAATTCTTCAATATCTCTATATGTCATAATACACTCCTTTCTTTATACAGGTGTAATTGTAACATTAAGATTGTCAACAAGTATCGTCTGATTTGTACTAGATACATTCTCTACAGCTACATTCTCACAACAGCATCCATTTGGTAAGACGATGTTCTTTGAAACAGATACATTAAAGTATTGTTCTACAGCTGCAGGTGTTACCTTCGCTATAGCTGTATATTCTGGTTCTCCGTCGATTGTAAAAGCAATAGCAATCTCGCCGGCAGTTCCACCTTCAGGAATAGCAATATTACCATTGAATGATAATAAGTACTTTTCACCAAAGAATCTATTACAACAACAATTACATACCCTTCTTGAGCCTCTGTTACCAGATAAAGTAATTACACCACTACCTTCTCTATGGAATAACTTACCAGTGTTATCGGGTACTGATGTAATAAGTGGAGCTGGAGAGTTCATTGGTAACTCGAAGGCACTAGCACTCTGCTGAATATAATCTGCCATACTTAGCACCTCCTATATTAGGCTCCACATCCACATCCAAAGTTAGACTGACAACAATTTGGATTCTGTACAATATAAGCAGGTCTTGGTGTAGGTGCAAGATACTGCTCTAATGCTGCTGTCTGAAGTGCATTATCTGCAAGAATCTTCTGTGTCTGCTGATTCTGAGTAGAATACAGGTTGTTGAGATAATTCTGCATATTAGCCTGCTGGAGCTGTGTCTTAAGTGATTCAATCTCCTGCTGACAAAGCTTATCCTGAATGCCCTGGAAACCAGCATTTAATGCATTCATTAAGGACTGGGTATTGGATGTACCTGATGCCTGTAAATCCCTAATACCATCTGATACTGCCTGTCTATCGGCACATGCCTCGGTTGCTACAGTGTACTTCAAATCAGAAACAGCCTGTCTGTTCTCACAACAGCAATTCTGCTGATTCATAGCAAGGTTGTTGATAGCCTGTAAAAGGTTTGCCTGGGTGTTACATCTTGAAACCTCTGCATTTGCAAAGCCATTAGCTGTCTGAGTGGATAATGAATTTAAGCTACCCATTACAGCTGCCTGGTCGAAACCTGCCTGAACTTCTGGTACTACAGTACCTCCGTTGTTACCATTCCAATTACCTCCCATCATGGCAAATAACCATAAGATAATTAAGAATGTTAAGGAATCGCCATTACCAAATCCATATCCATTGCCATTACCATTACCTGTTACAGCTGCGATGTCTGCTGCTGATAAGCCATTTGCATCATAAAAGCTCATAAATTATACCTCCTATTTAATAGTGTTCCGCAATATGCTAGCCATTTGAGAAAGTTGCTGATACTGTTGTTGTGTCATTTTACCAGAATTAACAAGATTCTCTACTATCTGTTGCGGGTTTCCGTTTACAGTTTTTCTAAAATTGTCAAACTGCTGCTGCATTCCATTTTGCTGTGGTGCTCCATTAAGAAGGTTAAACAAATTATTTGGCATTTCCTCTTCCTCCTCTTTGGGTTACATTTTTCTTGGTTTCATTGCTATCATTAGCACTTAAATTACTAGCAAAACTTGCAAACTTTTCATCTAATATTTGGTTTAATTTTTCTTCAGTAATGTAATTACATCCATTGTCTAATGACTCTTGTGGTTCTACACGCTCTGTATAATCAAAAATACGAATTGGCTGTGGTACACCAGATGCATCAACTATCTTTACATACACTGAATTATGTTCTGTGTCCCATAAAGATACTGCACCTCCAGCAGGTACTGGGTAAGCTTTAGCACCCTCTATACCTTGCACCCACAATATGTTCGTATTCTGATTTGCAAAAGGTTGAATTTGCTGTTGTGGAAGGGTCTGCAACTGATATGGATTGTTATATACATTATTGTATGGTAACATATCCCTACCTCCTTTCAAAATAATATGTTATTATTTCATCACCAGAATCCCAAGCATCATAATAATTCCCATCAACAACAGCAACTACATGTGTTCCAGTACATGCAATATATGTTCCAATATTATACATACTTGAAAACTCTGAAATGTTTATACAATCTGGACATGTACTAGGTAATAACATTTTTCTAAACCCATTGGACAATAAAAACTTCTCCCAAATATAATTGGAAGATGGCATTTCAAACTCTTGTAATACAATACCAGAAAGTTTTACGTATGCTTGTTCCCAGGTGATACCATAAACCTTTGATAACATTCTAATAACACAATCAGATGTGTTCTTGTGCTTTGGATTAGGATTATAGTAAATATACATTATTTACTCCTGCGGTTCGTTCACTGTTCCATCATCATTCAAAGTATATCCTGCATCTTCCAAAAGCTTGATGGTCTGCTTTCTCCAACGTGGTGAAATCTCGTTCCACTTCTTCATCTGTGGATATGCTGTTACCATTCTGAAATAAATCTTAGCCATTTTTCTGTACCTCACTTTCTTCTGTGTCTGCACTTGCAATTTCATCAAGTCCTGTTGCCAATTCATCAACCTGTGACTGTAAATCATCAAGTGCTCCGTAAACCTCGTCAATCTTATCAGTCTGTGGCTCACTCGGCTTGCATAACTCCTCGCACTGTGCCTTTGCGTTATCCTCATAGCTACCATCCGCCACGTATAACTTTGCGTAAGGCTCTGGCTGAGAAATCCAAGGTCTACCATCACGATTGATGGTATAGCCATTCTCCTTGATTTCATAGGTTAGTGTTGCTCTATCGGGTGTCTTGTACATATTTTCTCCTTTCTTTATTCACCAATTACTAAGTGTGGAATTGACATATCATACATCCTGCGTGTTTTTGGGTCGAATTTATAAAATTTACCTCTTCCAAGATAATTGGTTGTTGACGAGTTTTCATACCACGAAAGATACGTTTCATCGCAAAGAAAATAAATACAGTTGTCATGGGCACAAACTGATAAAACTGCATCCCCATATTTAAAGCGTGGTACAAAAATAACGTTACCATTTTCATCTAAAATAAACCAAGAGTTTTTATAACCCCAATACTGACCGGAATTCCAGTTATATGCTATTCTACACTCAAGGAAATGATAAACCTTTTTATCACATATAATTGGTATTCTCCAATTGGTACTATCTACACGACCTACTTTGTCTTGATTCCCTGCTAATTCACCCCAGTTACTAATGTTCGTATAAGTATTGCTTGAAAAGTCATACTTATACATCGCT